AGGACTAAATATTTCTCTAACTTAAATGCAGCTTAACACGACACTCTCTCACACTTTTGATGTTATTGAAGTGAAACGAAAGGACGGACGGATAAGAAGAATTGATCTTAATGAAGCCAAAATCCTATGGGTACTTCAATGTGCTACAGGCGTGAGAGTGAGTGATCTTTATCGCCTTAAGGATTCATTAAAAAATGGGCAAGAGAAATTCAGAATGGAGACACAAAAGATAAAAGGAACTTTTGTAGAGATGTATCTTACTAAACCTGCTAGACAGGCATTAGATCTTTGTAATTGGGAAGTCCCTAATATGCAGATATCGGACTATCGAATAGCAATCAAGTACATCTACAAGACTTTATGGCCGGATGAAGTGATTGAAATGAGAACCAAGAATGGGTTTATATCAGTCCCCAAATGGCAGGAAATATCTTCGCATGATGCAGTAAGGACCTTTATTACAATAAGTGCCGAAAAAGGGGTACCAATACCTTCTATTGCGAAAGTGGTAGGAAAAACCGAACGTATAATTTACAGTAATTACCTCAATATTTCCCAGAAATCAGCAGAAGAGGCAGTTAGACAAGCATGGGGGTAAGCGTAGCTATTTGACTACATAATGGTACGGTTTTTGATCATTCTCTAGTTTTGAGAATTGAACTTATGACCCTAAACCCTACCCGATCATTTTTATATACTCATCTTGAAGAATTTATGGGGGCCAGTTCAGGCTCTATAACAGGTGTAATCATCCATAAGAACGCAGGGGAGATATTACTGACATTAGCGGTAGCTGTTTGTACAGGCTTCCTTGGTGCTTTTGGAGCACACTTATTCAAACTAATACGTAATAAATTAAACAAACCTCATGAACCCTAACCTTACCAAATTCGATCTTTGTAACAAGTCAATTAAGCAATCTGAAAGAGAGACTAATTTTTCTTCAAAGAAAGTACTTTCAAAAGTAGCTCCTGGCGAACGCAGGGCTAGTGCATTCAAACTTGAGAATGTTAAGAAGTGATTAAGAATCTGCACGACAAATATGCAGGAACAACCCCTATTCTTTTTAGAAAGATAGGGGATTCTTTGCTTTTAATAGGGTCAACGATTACTACTTATGCTATCCTGGAGGGAGATAAGACTTTTGCAATTATCTCACTTGTGTGTACAGTGATAGGTAAGATAATTACAAATTTTACATCTGAGAAATGAGTCTTTCCAAGTCAGCTAAGTTCTATCGGGAAAACAAAGCTTCCCGAGAGAAGAAACAAGCCTACGATAAGAAGCTGAATGCTCGTCCTGAGCAAGTCAAGAAGCGAGTAGAATCTAATGCTAAACAACGAGAAGCTAAAGCCAAAGGTATTAACACCAAAGGAAGAGACTGGGATCATGCAGTTAAACGCTTTGTGTCTGTAAAGACTAACCGGGGGCGTAGGGGTGAAGGCGGTCGTTAAGATTTAACGGTCTTATTCATCAATTGTAACCCTGTCACCTGACCCTATTTCAACTTTATGATCTTCCATTTAACTATGCTTTAAATCCACCATTTTCTGTACTGACACTGATTGACGGTAACTCTCAATGACCTTATCAATTCTTTCAAGATAGATACTCAACCTCTTATAAGCATTTTTAGCTTGGGTCCAGTCTTTCTTTTCTTGTTCAAGTTCGGACTCGGCCCTTTTCTCTGCTTTAGCGGCGGAGTCTAACGAAGAAGAAACCTTCTTAGCAAATGCTATCTTATATGTGTCTTCTAGTTCATTAGTTATTGCATAAGCTTCAGATACGTCATGCCCTATATTGACACTCAGTACCGCTAATCTATTTATTAACGTAGATATTTGTACAAGGTTAGAGGAGGTTTTATTCTCGTTTAGCCATGAAATACAATCCTGAACTTGATCAATGCTACTCATTTGTAATTATTGAATATTGTTTTCCCTGAATAGTTTTTTACTAAATGAATAACACAACACTGAACTCTCGAACCTTTAAATATAGTACGAGGTAAGTGCGTCACTGATTGCATACCAAAAGTCATCAGGGTATTGGTTCTTTTTTGAGAGTTGATTAAAGTCAACCAAGGCATTAAAGCAACAATTTCATCTGACATCTCCATGCAAGAGAATAGTATCTTATAACCTAATTCCATTGGAGTAAATGGTGGATTCATAACAATAGCATCGAATCTCTCTTGCCCCATTTGAAAGAAATCTCCTGGGGAGCTGACAACTCCACGAGACTTTGCTGCATTTGATAAGTTACCCAGCCCAGGTGTGGGCTCAAGTATTGATTCGTAATAGGTTTGATTTAATAATGATACCATGTATTCACAAACCTGTATTGGTGTTTGAAAATTCGTACTCATTCTTTCATCAGGGTTATCTCTTGCTCTAACTCTTCAATTCTCTCCTTCAATTCCTCAATCTCATCAGTCTTTTTTTCAGATTGCTTCTCCAATTCATAAATCTTAGTTTCCATCTGATCTAAATCAGCTAGTAAATCAGTTACATCTGAAGTATGAAGCCCAATATGTTTGAATGTAGGTTCTCCCATTTGATCCTCAATAATTCTAGGGTCTTTAATTGATTGTTTGTATTTCATTTTTGCCAGTGTTTATTTATTGATACTGATGCTCCACCTTCTAAATCCTCCAAGAAGTAGGATAGAGCGTTTGACATTTCTTTTTTAACTAATTGAGCAGTTTGTTCTGCATATTCGTCTAAAACCGTACATACCAATTCATCATGAATGGATAATACCAATCTACCAATGTTATTTTTTGAGAGATATTCATCTACCTTAATCATTGCTATCTTAATAGCGTCTCCGTTACTTCCCTGAATAGGCGCATTTGCCGCCTCTCCATAAACCTCACCATCAAAATATCTTCTTCTTCCAATCTTAGTTGTTACCAGATATCCTTTACTGTTAGCTTCGTCAATTTTACTTTGTAAGTATTTAGATAATTTAGGAAGTGCTTTATCTATTGCTTCTGAAATTCTTTTAGCTACTGTCATTCGCTTCCTCTCAGGAGTAACTGGATTGATATACCTGGCCAGAATTTCATATACTCTTTTAGGACCACCTTTGTAGAACTTGGAGAAAGTAACAGATTTATGAATGTCTCTAAATTCTTGAGGTATGATGGTGACTTTGCCTACTGTAATAGAATCTTTACTTTTACTAATCTTAATCGCCTGATCGTAAATGATAGTTGCACTAATCGTGGCCAATTCAGAGTGCATATCAGTTCCTTCTTTCAAGCTCTTCATAAGAAGATCATCCTTGGAGAAGTCAGCAGCTAAAGCAATTTCAGCGCCACTCATATCAGAAGTAATCACGCTATGCAATGGAGGCGCAATAAAAAACTCCCTTAATGCAGACCCTGCGCCTGATTTATCAGATGGAATGTTCTGAAGATTAGGATTAGATGAATTTAAACGAGCAGTTGTCGTAATACATTGACCATATTCGGTATGTATACAATTATTGCTGTCAAGCCTCTCCAGAAAAGAATCTCCATAAGTTGAAAGCAGTTTGTCATATTCTTTATATGATTTAAAGATTCGGATAAAATCTTTTAGAGGGGTATCCGGGTATTGGTTGACATAGTTATCTAACGTAGCCTCATCAACGCTTTGCTTCTTTACCTTATTCTCCTCCTTGATGGGCACAGGTAGCTTCATCTCCTTAAACAGGTTTATCATCTGCTTAGAAGATTTGTAGTTGATATTCATGAAGAGTCTCATCGGAAATATCTTCATCAGCTCGTCATCCAACTGACGGATATAATCCTTACGAGTAATATCCCACTCCTTCAGTTTATGTTTCCACCTGTCAACGTCTATCAGACAACCATGAGATTCCATTTTAACCAGAACCGGAGTTAATCTGTTTTCAAGTTTAACAACCTTTTGCATTTCTAATTCAATCAACTTCTGTTCCAGCACCTCTTTTAAGGGAATAAGGTATTTTGTATCCCTGGCAGCATAAGCTAATTGTTCTGGAGTTAGGGGTTTATCGTTTAGAAATGATTTCTGTAATTCCTTTTTATCCTCACCTAAATCAATGTTTAGTTCACGCTGAAGTACACTGCCTAAGTCATGTGTGTATTTTCTTGACCCACCATGAAGTATCTGAGAGCCAAGCATAGTACACCAAGTATTTTCTAGAAGCACTCCGTAGTTCGTATAGATAAACCCAGTATCAAATTTGGTCTTATGGCAAATAATCAGATTATTATTTGCTTGAATGCTCTTAAAGAAAGTGATTAATTCGTCCTTAGTGTAGTATTCTGGAATGATCAAGAGCTCTTGCCCGGCAATATGTAGGGCAATAATTCTTATTTTATGCTTCCAACAAATTGCTCCATTAGTTTCCAAGTCGAGAGGAAGAGGTTGACCATACTCTGGTAAAACTATATCATCAAGATATGGGTTGAGTACATATTGAGGATGTACCTCTATTACTGTTTGCTGAATCATTCTGAAACATTAATTGGAATAGTAATTGCCAGTTCTTTTACCTTCTTCACATAAAAATTTACGAGGGATCGAGAGATACCTAGTATTTCTGAAATTTCCTTTTGGTTATAGCCCTTTTTCATGAGTTTATACAACTCAATCAGCTTCACACCCCCTTTTAATTTCGATGACTTACGCCAAATCTTTCGATATAACTGATTAAAGAACCTATTCTCATTTGCCTCATCCTCAGAGAGGATCATTAAATGATCAGGTGCCTCCCAATGAAATAGATCATCGCCTCGAACCTCTTGTATAGATTCTTTATATGTCAAATTACCGTACCTGAAATAGGCATATTTTATTTGTCGTGCTGCCTGATATTTTGACAGTGAGAATAAGTCTTCTCCAGTACGCATGAAGTGGTATAGCCAAGCATCATGCACTAAGTCTTTAAATATGACTCTGTTCAAAGAGAAGGCATAACCACAACATGTGTAATAGTTAGTCATACTAGAAGGGTAATTCCGAATCTCCTTTGCCCCCTAAAAGAGTAATGTTATCACCCATTATTTCGGTGACATAGCGAGTAACGCCGTCTTTTTCCCAAGATCTAGTTTTAATCTTCCCTTCGACAAGTACTTGGTTGCCCTTCTTTAGATATTTAGAAGCAATCTCCGCAACCTTACCCCACAGCACAATGTTGTGCCATTCTGTTGATTCCTTTTTGTTACCAGATTTATCTTTTGAATACTCTGATGTAGCTATAGAAAAATTAGCTACTTGATTGCCATTTTCTAAGTTACGTACTTCTGGGTCTTTACCTAACCTCCCTAAAAGAATTACTTTGTTCACTTTTATAAAATTTATAAAGTTTAGTTATTATTTCGTCCAAATCTTTGGCAGTTGTGTTCTTAGTCTTAGAGAACTTAATAGCCTCTTCAACAGCTTTAAGTCTAAGCACTCCATCTTGATCAAGATGTTTTACTAAATACCCATCAATGATGGAATTTGGTAAATCTCCAACTACATTAGGCAGCTCCATTGGTAAATGTTACATCAATGATAGGGCTAGTCTGCGTTGATGATAGTGTATCGATCAACCCACGTACCTCTCCATGAGGTTTCGTATTTAGATATTCGACAAGAGCGTTACTCAGTTCCTGAGTGATTGCCTTCATCTTGATTGTTTTTGATTCCTTGTTCACTTCCTGGGGAAGTTCCATTGTTTCTTTCTTTGCCATTTTTAGTTAATTTATTGTTAGTTATGTTTAGTTGTTTAATGGTTATCAAATACCATATTCGAGCTTGAACGCGTAATCTCTGCTTTAGCTGATAATTTTGATTTCTTTTGTTCTATTAACTCGAACTCTCGTATTAAGTCATCCTCATTCATACTGAGGATGACTTTCTCACTATAAGTAAGTTTCATTAATCAATTACTCTTTTTTTAAGTCCTTCTAAAGGATCGAATCTTTGCTGTATTCCAACAAAATAAATTCCTTTAGCCAATACCGAGTGGCGATGATCTTTCTTTTCAAGAACTTTCGCTTTATTAAGTGATACTCCAGTCCCTTTAAGGATTTCTTGTAAAGAGTGATTAATAATACACTCTTTCTTTGCATCAATAATAAACCCATCCTCCAATTCATACATGTCATAATCACCAAACAAAGCGTGAAAGCTACCGCTACGTTCAGAGGCTGCTATAAATTGCTTGTTGATTAATTTTGCTGTTACTGGGATTGATTTGATCTCAAACCATTGTGTGTCACCTTGCATTTGTGCTTTTCCTGTATAATTCATATTTTTAATTGTTTAAATTTTTATTAATACTAATTCGCACTGATCCATTCGTATTTTAGTTCTTTAGGAACTTGTTTTGGCCTGTGCCATTTAGCACATTCAATTGCATCTGTAAATGTGGGACAGGTATCTATCAAATACTCCGTACGAGTAGATGGGCATACCATGTGTATCCATGCGTACGGTTGATTTAGCTCACCTTTTGAATTTTGTAAAAAAGAATAGGATTGTTTTGTCTTAAACAACTTTATAGTTTCGGAATAATCTTTTGTATGCCTGATAGTTTTAGAATCTACTTCAACAGCTTGAAGAAAATTTAATAGTCCCTCATTGCCTTTATTCTCTTTGATCATGCTAATGATTATACCTTTTTCATCCTCATTCTGAATCTTAACAAATTCCTCAAAGGTCATTTTATTCTCAACTACTTTAGAGAAAATTTGTTTATCAATCAATCGTCCATTTACATAAAAACATTCCCACTTTGTAAGATCGGAGAACGATGCCCATTCTACAGCAGATTCATTAGTACTATGAAGATCATTATTGGAGTTTCTATGTATTGCTTTAGGGAACTTACTTACTATACATACTGCTTCGGTAAATATAGCTGAATAAATATTTGATTTTTCATATGCTGAACTAAACATCTCTAACTCTTTTTTTATTGGAGCCTTGATATTTAACTCGTTTGCAATAAAATTCCACCATGTAAATAAGCATGATGAATAAATGTTTAATGTAAATAAGTAATCATTAACATATTGGATTCTCTGCGAGTACAACTGCGAGTCCAATTGCGAGTACAACTGCGAGCGCAACTGCGAGTACAACTGCGAGCGCAACTGCGAGTTCAACTGCCAGTTCAACTGCGAGTCCAACTGCGAGCCCAACTGCGAGCGCAACTGCGAGTCCAACTGCGAGCGCAACTGCGAGTTCAACTGCCAGTTCAACTGCGAGTCCAACTGCGAGTACAACTGCGAGCCCAACTGCGAGCCCAACTGCGAGCGCAACTGCGAGTCCAACTGCGAGTCCAACTGCGAGCGCAACTGCGAGTCCAACTGCGAGTCCAACTGCGAGTACAACTGCGAGTCCAACTGCGAGCCCAACTGCGAGCGCAACTGCGAGTCCAACTGCGAGCGCAACTGCGAGTTCAACTGCGAGCCCAACTGCGAGTTCAACTGCCAGTTCAACTGCGAGTCCAACTGCGAGTACAACTGCGAGTCCAACTGCGAGCCCAACTGCGAGCGCAACTGCGAGTCCAACTGCGAGTCCAACTGCGAGCCCAACTGCGAGCGCAACTGCGAGTTCAACTGCGAGTACAACTGCGAGTCCAACTGCGAGCCCAACTGCGAGCGCAACTGCGAGTTCAACTGCGAGCCCAACTGCGAGTCCAATTGCGAGTACAACTGGATTGCGTGTATCTCTGGAGTAAATAAATGTTTTATAAAATTATACAGTAGCTGTGCTTCATAAGGATTTTCAGCTACGACCATTAAAGGTTTTTTATAACCACATTTCTCATATTGAAGGCACACTGCTTCATAGGCATGCCCATAGTTAAAGCGATTGTATCGACCTCCATCGAAAACACCTTCTAAAGCCTTGACTTGATACTGAGGTATTTTAGCCTGAATTTCTGGAGTAAAATCTTTTATGGTTTTCATAGTGTAAATAACAGGATTAGACAAATTACAATCATGATGTATGGGATAATATGTAACACACCGATTATCAGCCTGATAAGGTATTTTGTACTCATAAACCTAATTTAGCTTGTATAGCTTTAGATACTCTAAATGATTGCTTAATTTTTTCTAAAGATGTTGTACCTGCCAGTACATTTGCTTTTACAGTATCAAATTCTTTAGTTCCTTCATTTAGCCAGGGGTTGTCCTGAGTCTTAGGGGGTTTTATTTCTGTTTGATTCAGAGCAGTGCTCGCTTTAGATTCTGTTTTGTGATCATTAGTTGCATCTGCATCTTTAGAATCATCCAAAAGAAAGAGACCATTTAACGCATACTTACGAGCATAAGAGGAAGTTGCGCCAGTAATCTGGCTATCCTGCATACCTTTTAGTTCCACTGAATGTTTTGCGTAACCCGGAACTGCCCATTGTTGTTTAATCATTCCATCTTTAGTGTATTCAGTCAATGTAGCAGTTGATTCTATGAATAGATGACCACCAATCTCTATTAACTTATCAGGGATTATTAATTCTGAGTTCGTTTCAGCAAGTAGGGGCTTGAGCGCTTCTTGAATATCCTCTGCATTTCTGAAATGATATTTTCCGAAAAGATTGTATTGTGATTTCGGAGCTTTAAGTTTCTGTTGAATTGTCTGTAGTGCTGTCATGCGATTTTAGTTAATTTATTATCATCAATCATATTTTCAATGATTATATCATTAGGAAGAAGAGTATGATCATAATCAATAGTGTCAATAGACAGATCTCCTACTACTTCAGGACTAACATACACTGATGTTATTTCGTTGCCTGCTTTTGTGATTACTATTCGTGCCATAGTGGGTTTATTTTTTGTTTAGTTTCCTTCTTTAATCAATATCATATTTTTAAAATTGGTAGCTAGCTCAGGACTGGTACTAGATGGATGCTCATCATACATACACTACCAATATTGTTAGGATAGACTTATTCTCTTCCTTCTACCCCTACCAGTGTCTATTCTTATTCTAATAGACACTGGTATTTATCTTAATCAGTTTTTACAGTTGGCTTTGAAACAGCGATTAAGATAATCTTTATACGTAACATGCTTAGATAAAGTTTAGGTAATTTTTAGTTATTTTTATCTAAAAAATAAAAGGGTTTCCCCTTTTATCTTAAAGAGATCCATTTGGCCTTGTTCTTACCTTCGCTGCGATACTTAAATCCCCAACTATTCTGCAATCTTACATCACCTACGTAAGCCAGCATCTGATTCCTGGTTAATTTAGGGAATAAAAATAGCATGGTTTCGTAAGCTTCATCAAAGCTGATTTCCTTTCTTCCTTTTTTAGCTTCGTCTTCTAAAAAGTGAATTAGATTAGATATAAAGCCTACATTAGGTTTCGTTGCCCCCTTCGTATTTGCACTACCCGATTTTTTAATTTTATCAGGCGAATACAAAGCTTTCATAATCTCCTTACTTACTGATTTGGATTTTATTTCAGCTTTAACAATTAATCCATCGGGAGAGTCTATTCTCGAAATCTTAGTTACATCAAGATCTTCCTTTTCCTTCAGGTAAAGAGTTATGTCTTGTAAAAAACGTGTTTTGTCCTTTAAAGCCGCATAATAAGTAGCCTCTTTCTGGTCATTTACATCCAATTCAACTTCGCCCGATCGGTAAGTTATGATCGATTGTTTCATAAAAGTTTGTGGTTTTAACAAAATTAGGTGTTATTTACTGTAATAGCTAGTCTGTAGGAAAAATTTTTATATCCTCCAAAATAGACATCATTTCTTCTTCAGAATCAGTTTCCCAACTGGCCTGGGGATAATAATCATCATTAGCCATGAGAGTGATTGAGTACTGATCCTGGGATTTAATAACTAAAGCACCAAGACGATTTGCGAATGTGTGAATGATCTGGGTCGTGTTTGTGGGTTTGTTTGGCATAAAAAGGGTTGTTTTAGATTTACTTCATTATCGTTAATAGCATACAATTAAAAAAATAAATCACAACCCCTGCCAAGACACAACCCACTATTAATGTTATGATTGACCATTGCATATGGTTAAATTTTTTTATAAAACGCTCTATAGTCATTATTGTTTAATATAATTTAATGTTTTTGTGACCAATTAATATATTCAATAATTGATTTATAAGTTCTTTGGATAAGATCAGCCTCCCATTGATCATATCCGCTAATTGGCTGGTCCATTTCACCTTCCCATATAACTACTGAATAGTAGATATGCCCATTTGTACGTGAAGTATAAATATTAAACAGGCAATCATAGTGATTTATGCTTTCAAGCATGGGGATGAGAGTGTTCCAGGTAATAATGGCAGGAATATGCCCAAAAAAATGCTGAAGAAGAACCCTTTCATAATTAGTTGGTTTGATGCCTTTTGGTTCTAGTCCATTGTGTTCCATATTTAGTTAAACGTTAATTTATATTTAGTTGTTTCAAAATTTAACAAAAAAAAGATAGAACCCCTTACGGATTCTATCTTTAGGACATCCCTTACATTCTGGATTTAATAGATGCCTTTAAAATAGGCCACAACTGAGCTGTAAGTGATTTGAGGTACTCATCATCAAAAGCCAATTCATTACTGACCATTATCAATTCAAGATAATGGCGTAGATCTGCTCTGGTGCTTCTTAGTCTACCAGCATTTTGATGAGAATTGGTTACCTCAACGGTAATAGGAATGAAGATTGTTTGTGAAGTGCTTGACATAGTACTTAACGTTTTAAAGAGTGAATAAATAACGGAGCGACTTTCCTGCTGTCAAGCACTTGTTACAGATACTGCCTGAATCATTATAACCCAGGCGCAGGGGTTCGCTCCGCGTTTCTTTGACAATATTCATCCGATCTGTAACGTTTACTTGACGATACGAATGTAGGAATAATTTTATAATTGTCAATTATTTTTGTTTAATATTTTTAAAAATCAATGCTCCTATCAATCCTAAAATCAATCCTGAAAGGATAACATTCAATGATTGAAACAATTCCGCGTTAAACCCACCAGGACTCCAAAATTGATCACCTAATTCTCCGCCTATACGTTGTCTGCGAGACCAGTGAGGTTTATGAACTAGAAAGTAATCACATACTGCATAAAATATTATTTCTATTGCTCCAATAACAAACAGAATTGCTGCCCATTGTTTAATATTTTTCATAAGGGGTAATTTATCCCTTATTTCTATCTTCTACTAATTATAAAATGCTCAGTGTATGTCTTTTCTTGGATGTCAGTAGGAGAGTCCCATATTCTTATGGAAACATTACTGCCGTCCATAGTTTTAAAATCTGAGGAAGGGATTGCAGGAAATTGTATATATGAGACATTGTTGTATCCAGTAGCAATAGCCTGTGAAACATCAGTTCTAAAAAATAACCCCACCCCCTGGATAATATCATCCTGTCCCGTGGTGTAATTTTTGCCATCAATAGAAAACTTAGATCCTTTCTTTACATAGAAATCATTCCCAGATTTAAATATTGTGAAGTTGGCTGATAGGTTAGGAACTGAGAAAGTCCAATTACCAGTAATGTCAGTAATAGGTTTAGGGTCATCAGGTGAGCAAGCGATTAAAGCAACAAGAATGATAGTGATATACTTCATAGTTTTTGTATTAGTTTACTACTAATATAGGGGATTCTTTTCTCGTTTGATTTTGGAGTTAAACGTATTCTTTTGATAGTACAAATTCTACTTCGGTTGTTATCCACATTTCTGAATACCGATGAGTACTCCCATCTTTAAAAAAGACATTCCAAAGTTTACCACCTGAGCTATTATTAGAATCAAAGGTTATACTCTTAATAGGTTTGTTTTTGTGTTTATCACCATAGGTAACAAATGTCTTTTCTATATTCATTTTGGTAGGATTGCCGCCGGCATTTTCGAATTCTCTAAGTGTGATTGATATTTTCATATTTTCAAATCGTTTGGTTTAGGTCAAATGACTGGGTAATATTTGACTATACAATTGAGATCCAAGATTCGATTTTTTGTCTATCTCTTGCCACATAATAACTTTACCTTTTAGATTATTTTTTAAAATCGCATCATCTAGGGTATCTGCTTCTATTTTTAAGATGAATTGGAAGGTTTTATTTCCTTCAGTTTTTATTCTCATTTCAGATTGAGATATAAATTCATCAGCTAGTTCAAAGCTAATTCTTAGTCTTTCTGATGCTAGCAACGGAGTATCCATGACATGATGGGCGCGTAAATCAGATTGCTGCTTTTCAGTTATTAATCTTTCGATTAAATCAGAAGTAAGAATTCTTAATGCTATTTCATCTCTAGTCATAATTTTTAAATTTAAAGGGTTTTTAATTTAGCTTCTGCATTTTCTTTTGTTTCAAATGTACCTACTATTTCATGAGTAGTAGTATCCCATATTATCCAATAGCTGTTTGATTTTTCAACTATGAAAAGTGGAAGTTTTATTTTAGACTCCATAAAATTTTAATGTTTAATCAGTCCAAGTTTTATGTTTACACACTGTTACTATATTTGAAATACTTGTGGAGAATTTAGCGGCTAGTTCTCTGAATGTTTAGTTATTTACTTTTCAAAATCAAACGAGAAACAGCCCCCTTAATACAAGATTGGGTAACTGAGTTTTGATTAGCATAATAAGCAGCTAATACCTGATTAATGTCTTTTTTCATATTTAGTTAATTTTAGGTTAAAAAGGTAAACATTGATTGTGGTTATAGTTAAACACTCTCATCTTCCTAAAAGCTTATTTAGAAGTTCATTTAGAGATATCCTACTCTCTTCTCTTTCAGACCTGATGTAATCACTCAACTGCTTTTCGTATACTTTCAAATCTTCTACAGAAGCGATTGTGTTCGCGGTTGCAAGTCCTAGTTTTTCAATATACTTTAAGTTCAAGATAGTAGCTTGAACAGCCGATAGGGCAAATGCTTTTTCGGTGGTGGTACTGTTTTTTGTTATTCTTTCCATGTTTGTATTGGTTAGTTAAAAGGGTTTGGGAATAGTGTAATTAGGATGACCTTGTTCGGCCAAAAACTCACGTATAATTCTGCTTCCTGAATTTATTTTGTCAAAAGGCTTTACGCTGCCTCTTTCAAAATTTTCCGCCAGCTCATCAATATCAGTTGCAACATATGCGTAGCTGGTCATAGTGGAGTCTGAATCATTTCTTAAATCACTAAATGTTTTATGGCGTGAATAAGCAACTGGCTCGATTGATTCAATATTATAGGCATAGTTCAAATACCGGTGATGACGATAATATACTATGAACCCATCTTCAGGTAGGTCTCCACCATTATTGAATGCACCTGTGTAAATCCGGTCTCTTTCTAGAGAGATGAATTTTTTGTAATCATCCAAATTTTCAAGTTCAAATTCTTCCCCAAATTCAATGCCTTCATTAAAATCTGAATATTCAATAGAAAGCCTTTCAACAATTGCCTCAAACCCTAAATCTAATTTGATTGCATTCGCTGCTTTAATTGCCGTTGCCTCAGTTAAATGGTATGTAACATAACCATATTGCGGATCTACTGTCTGTGAATCATCCCAGCGGTATTGGTACGCCATGTAAAAGCACAATACACTAATTTCGTTTATAGCCCTTTTTTCAGCTTGTGATTTGAATTGTGATTTTCTCATTCTGTTATGGTTTTTTGGTGCCGGTTCCTTAGCCTCCGTTAAGAGGCTTTGGTGCGATTAGTTAGTTTTTTAATCAGTATCTAAAATTAAAGTGTCTGTAATCTAGTAGCATTTGTTAGTTCGTATCCTGAAGAAAGAATTTCATTTTTTGCTTTTTCAAAATTCTCTCTTTCCTGCCAGTCCAATTTCATGTTCATTCCTTTTTCTTTCATTTGTTTTTTACTCTTTGCTTCGCAAATGTATGCTTTGTTTTCTGTTGAAAATGCTAAGTAAGTTTTCATATCTGTATTGTTAAATGATTTTATCTTTCTCTTATATCAAATTTTTCATCGAAAGCTTTTTCAAGAGCTTCAACAATTTCGTTGAGCTTTTTAGGATTCAGATTCTGAACAAACGCATTCCCCTCTTCCCATATTTGTAAATCAAGCCCAAACTCATCATTCGCGAATGAACTTACTGTATCATATATCTTAGTAACGTTATCAGTCCAATATCCGTCAGAACCGTTTTCACCCTTCCAATTTGCATCATAGTCTTCTTGTGTTAAGAGCATATCAATTTTAATCGAAAGATTATTGTTTTTGATGCTGTATACTAAATCGCTCTGTGCTGTTTTCATATCTGTATGTTTAGATAAATGGGTTTAAAATAATTCTGAGTGCTCTAATCTTAAATCTTCGATAGTATTTTCGATAATGGCGTTTTGGTATACGTCTAGGTCATGCGCACCATTTGACATATCTATAATATCCTGGTCCCAATAAAACTGAATATCATTTCCCTGAACGTCTACTGTACAACCGGCTTCTGTAGCTCTGTATTTTAGAGCGTCAATGATGATGTCTAAATTTTCCTCGTTATAACTGTTTTCAATAATAAGTTTTTTGATTGTGTTCATATCTGTATGTTTTAATTGATGATGTAAAGTCGTTTTTAAGTAAGCCCAGGGCACGGAAACAAACGACTATAACCGGCCCGGGCTGAATCCTGAATTACTCAGGAAGTCCATTGCAAAACGTTATAAAATCAGGGCTAAAACTTCCAAATTCATCAAATACCTCACGATCTTCAAACTCCTCCGTTTGCAAATAGAATGGATAATTTGCCTTGCTGTTATATGTAGTTTTAAATAAGTATTCCTTACCCTCAATTTTAAATCGAATATTTGTTACCGTTAAACTGCCTTCCTCTAATAATTCGATATTGAAAGGATTTCCATCGTGTTCAAATTCAATTTTTGCGGGTAGATTTGAATTATCATGAATGAGTAGACACAACTTGCCAACGCATTTAAGAAGCTTTGCCTCGTTAAATAAATCGCGTGGTATTACACGTATGTAAGTTTCGTTTTTCATTTGTCGTTTGTTTTAAAGATTGAAAGTTAATTATTTTAACCGTGTTCTTTCTTCCAGTTTTCGAAGTCCTCTGCGTAGAGTTTACAAAACTCCTCTTGTTGAGGATACGAAATAACGTTTTTACCAACGTCTCCATTTGTTTTATAATGATTATCGGGAAATTCCTTTTTGTAAGCCTCTACAGTTTCGTAAAAAAGCCGATTAAATCTTTTATGCAAAATTGTTTTTACGCGGTCTTGTATTGTCCCTGCATATCCTTCGCATTCACCATTACCAAAAAATCCAGATAGATGAGATTTTAAAATATCATTATCTGAAGGCTTAACAGCCTGCATATAGATTGTATCTCTTAATTCTGTTAATTTTCTTGTATTCTCAGCGAATAAAATAAGATCATTCACCTCATGAGTGGTTGCACCCGTTTCAAATTTAGGCTTCATAAGTCGTTTGTTTTAAAGGCTGAAAGTTAATTATTTTTTGCCCTGCTTTTTAGGTACAAAAGCTAGAATTACTTGAATTGATGTGGTTTTCATAATTATTGTGTTTAAAGTTTCATAGTCCTTTTGCTTTTCTAATCACTGATTCGCGCTCATGCGAACGCGTCATTCCATCGTCTGCAATACCTCGTTCGTAAAGTTTTTTTGCAACAGATGGTTTTAAACGGTCTGGCAAAGCGTTGAGCATTACGAGGATAATCTCGTGCGCCTTCTCAAGCTCTTCAAGCATTCCGGGTGCTTCCGCAATTAAGCTAGCATTATGTCGTGACCCAATTACCTTGCAAATTGGCCCAAATTTAGTATCTATCATATCTATTGATATTTCTAAATCATCAATAAACATAGAAGGCTTTTTTACAACATTCCAAGGCCCTGGTGTATGTTGTGTTTTCATAATTATTGTATTTAGTCGTTTTTAATATTATTGTACATTGTAAACCTAGCAATCATTGCTATGGTTAATACTAGCCCAACTAGAATTGTTGCTACAATATCGCCTCCGGCTATGATACTTAAACCAATCGCTAAAACTAACAGCCCAATTAGAATGTTTTTGTATGTTGTCATATTCGTATTCATTATTATGATATAAAGATACCTAATTTAGGTTAAAAGTCAAGGGATTACCTAAAAATAATTTAAATATTTAGTTAGTCTCAATTTGGGAATCAAACGAGAAAAGAATCCCCTTAAATAATAAAAAAGACTATTTTCAAAATCAAACGAGAAACAAACCCCCTAAACCCATATATCAAATTACCTATAAAAGCAATTACACTAAGAGAGAAGAGAAAGGTTTGCGGGCGCGTTGTAGTGTGGGGTAAATATTCCAATTTAAGCTTAAAAAGCTCTTGTTTGAGTTAGTATAATGCCTAATTACATTAATTCAGAATATTCTTTGTGTTTTATCGGGAACTATCCAAATAATCTACTGAATAATTAATAGTTTATTAGTGATTAGTTTGCTTGATCAATAAAGTTTCATCAATAATTAGTTTAATTGTTTAATAGCCTCTATTAATCCAAAGAGTAGAGTAATAATCTATTATCTACGAATACTTTCGTACTTGACTACTGAATGTTATCGCAGTCCTGACAGGACTAATAAAAACAGCCTTTTCAATATCAAAAATGAGGTATTACCCTAATCAGGTGAGGTGTCAGGTGAGGTATTGTAATCATCCCAGCCCTTTACTTCAATAGTTTTATGGAAATAAAGAATGCTTTTTCAGGGGGAATTGATCATCCCAGGGGGTATGTCAAACTTTAGGGTAAAAAGACGGGGGTGGGTAGGGGATTAACCATACTCCACATACAAAAAATTATATAAATCCTTGAATTCTATACAGAAACAGAGGATTTTCTCCTATACCCTCAGAATTGACTTATAGGAAGAGATTATTTTAGACCTATCTGTAATCATCCCAGTAATTATAGAGTCTCCTAGGGCTTAGGATTGAGTTGTAACTAATTTAGAAAATGATGTAACTAAATTAGATAAGTGTTCGTTAGGAGCGGTATGAAGTTTACTTACAAAAAGCAGAACCGTTTACTCATGAGTACCTTTCTGATGTGGAAAGGATTTACGAAGTCATGACCTCTGGTGGGGTGGATACTGATCTTGAGACTTGCGCCTGGTTATGGGGTAGTCATTCGGAGAAGTATGCTGCTGGTTGGTTAGGACTTCCTAAAAAGGATAACGAGTTATTTGATATCCTTATAGAGGAAGCAAGGTATTGTAGGTGTTTTAAAGGATTCGATATATGAAAAATACACCATTTCTTGATTTTTATTACAAATGGATAGGTTCAGAGAAAAATGTCTATGGACTTTGTAATCATCTATCTGATGAAATGCTAAGCTCTGAAGCATGGTCGCTAATCTGCCCTTCTAGAGAAGAGCTTGAGTCTCATGTTGAAGATGGTTTTCGTAGAGGGTACTGGGGTGAATATGAATTAGGGCATCCATTATCCCGTGAATATTACGGTAAATTCAATGAATTTCGTCAGAACATTATCCTTATATGTGCGGCGGTGAATGGGGAGTTATAGGGAGTTCTTTTCTCGTTTGGATTTAACTAAAATTAACTAAATATGATTCGATTAACGTTACTGGTATTATTATCCTGCTCAAGGGATAAGTCTCCCTGTATTCAGGTCACTATGTATCATGATGGAGATAAGATAGGTGTTTATACTGATGTAGTTAGTATATCTAAAGAGATAGGATGTGTTACTGTCGATTTAAGAAATGGGCAAAGAGTTAGTTGGAATGGAGATTATTTAATTGAAAGACAATGAAATATATCAAAAGAATACTGGGGCTGCCTTTCTATCTAGCCTTATTACTTATCTCTCAGATATTCTTAGTAGCTCTTCATACTAAGAACTGGATAATCTATGGAGGAGAAGCAGTAGCATATCAAAAAGGAGATAGAGAGACTATTTATGACATATTTCAAGAATTAAAGAAAGTAAAATGATAATTATACTGATTGCTTTAGTATGGCTTTCTATGGGAGTAGGGGGCTATTTTTTAGTTAGAGCGGCGTATAGAAGAGACACCATGTGGACTGTTGAGGCTAGAAATTTTCACTTACCATTTATTCTAATCGGTCCTACGCTTATAGTTGCTGGATTATTCATGCGCATAGAGGCTAATGATGATGTCTCATCATGGTAAGACTCCTAGTTGATTTAGACGGGGTACTGTATAAAGGACTGTTTGCAGTAGAAGGGTACTATAGAGGAGTAAAAGCTTGCGAGAATATCTTAGAAAGAATAATGGATAGGTGGGATACCAGGGAGATTTCTCTTTTTCTGTCAGGTCCAGAGAACTTTCGTAAAAAGATTGATCCTTCCTATAAAGCTAATCGAGTCTCAGCATCAAAACCTCAATATCTGCATGATGCCAGAGAGTACTTTATAAAGTATTGGGGGGCTATTTTTTCGTTTGGTTTAGAAGCGGATGACCTCATTGCTATGAATCACGATGAGGATTGTATTATCTGCTCCGTCGATAAAGATTTCTTCCAGTTACCGGCTACTATCTATGACCCATTTAAAGATCAAGTTCACGTGATTAATAATCCTGAGTTCTTTTTCTACCGCCAATGCCTGACTGGGGATAAAGTTGATAATATACCTGGAATCAAGAACCCGTATAAGTCACATTGGACTAGTCCGCCTAATTTCTCAGAAGCAACTGCCGCTGAGGTTCTGGAAGGTAAATCTAAAGAAGAGATGAGGGAAGTGGTACAGAATATGTACAAACTTCAGTACGGTGACGATTGGTACGTGAGGTACGATACTAATCTTCAATTACTCTTTTTGAAGAGAGCCTTGGATTCTACTTATAATGAATACTTTTAATTAAGGAGGTAATTATGTCTGATATATCAATGTGTAAAAATGAGGAATGTCCTCTTAAAAAGACCTGCTATAGATACGTAGCTATACCTAATGATTACTGGCAAGCATATGGTCAATTTGTTTATAACAATGGTTGTGATTGGTACATAGAGGTTTCCTCGTTTAATTCGGAAATAACTAAAAATAACTAAAAATGAAAATCGGAAAAAACTTTGAAATTGACGATTATGCCTTAATTATAATTGTTTCTATCATCTTCTCGACATTGGCATTGGTACTCGCCTAGATGAACTATTACAAATGCTCAGATGGGACCAAAGTTTCGGAAGGTGTTATTAAATCAAAATTAAGTGCTGCATATAAGGAATTCTATCTATTTGACCCTGTAGGAAGCTGTGAAGGATGTGGGCAACCTGCGACCTGTACAGCTCATATTTATCCTAAAGCACTTTGTAAGTCTTCAGGTAAAACAGAGTATATCTGGAACCCTATTAACTGGTTCAGATCTTGTTTTTCTTGTAACCTATTAGCGGAAAATGTGGCCTCAAACGAAATAAAGAACCTCCTGAACTACGAGCAAATACTCAAAGTAACTAAGATGTTAGATCCTCAGCGTTATGAGAAAATGATTGGTTAGGAGATTTGTTTCTCGTTTAAATTTCAAAACTATGAACGACTCAACTGAAGATTACACTAAAATAACTTATGAGGATCTACAAAAGCTGGTGAATGATTTGCTTCCAAAAAACGGGGACAAACAGAATTCTATCCTGATGGTCGGTAAATCCTTTGTAAGGGATTATGCTAAAAGTCTATACGGAGGTTCGTATACCTGGAAACAATTACGAAACTTATTTAGAGTAGGCATGATTACTGGTCTTGAAGGTATTTATACAATCAATAGTTAGACGGTCATTTTGATTTTCAGGTTATACCCTGATAAATACAAAATAAAGTCAGGTTATCGCCTGACAATTTAACTAAAAATAACTAATAATGAAAGGACTCATCGTATGTGAAGAAAGTCAGGAAGTAACAAAAGCATTTAGAGAACAAGGCCATGAGTTCTATTCAAATGATATTCAAGATTGTTCTGGAGACCATAAAGAATGGCATATAAAGGATGACTGCTTTCACGTATTATCAGCCTCTCGGTTCACAATAGGTTTGGATTTTCTAGGCTGTCATCCTGAGTGTACATATTTAACAAATGCTGGTGTAAGATGGCTTGCAAGCAGAACTTTGAAGGTGGGTTATGAATGGTCTGATAAATATCAAATCTATATCAACCCCGCAAGGTTTGAAAAAATGGTTGATGCGGCAGTATTCTTCCGAAGTCTATATGCGAATGTGGAGCGGGTCGGGATGGGGTTTTTAGAAAACCCCATTATGCACAAGTATGCTATGGAGATAATAGGTATTAGACCTACTCAAATAATTCAACCTTGGATGTTTGGTCATGGTGAAACAAAAGCAACATGCTTATGGCTTATAGGCTTACCGGAACTTGAACCTACTGAAATAGTGGAAGGCAGGGAACAGAGAATTTGGAAATTACCCCCGAGTGGGGATAGAGCTAAACTAAGAAGTAAAACATATCCCGGAATAGCCAAAGCAATGGCTAATCAATGGGGCTCAAAACAACTAAAATTTAACTAAATATGTCAGGTGACAAAAAGTTGTCAGTAAAACATGACAAAGAGGATTTAACCATTAAATCCTTAGAAATAAGGCTGATAAAATTGGCATTTCTGTCAGCTAAAAGTGACAGAAATTTAATGGCTAAGAAATTAGGCATAGTAAGAAAGACCCTTGATAGGAAGATTGAACAGTACAATTTAACCACTCTGTTTAAATGATAACCATTTTTAAGAATTACGGAGACATTAACAATCCTCTTTATATCTCAGTGGAGAGGGCTTTAGAAAGAATAAGAGAGGGTAAATCAAAAGATAAGATAAATGAAATAAGAAGAAAGGCGGGGGCAGAGGAGAATTATGATGAAGATAAAGAGGAGTTACCATTCGTTGTATTTAGTGCTGCAAAAGTAGAACCTAAAGAAGTAACCAAGAAGGGTAGAACCTACAATACCTGTCGGTTAGATGACTGCGTAACTGAACATTCAGGGGTCTTTGTTCTTGATTGGGACAAATGTGATGTAATTCAGAAAATAGAGCAGTTAAAGAATGACCCTTATATCTATGCCGCCTGGATTGGTCCTAGTGGATTGGGAGTAAAGGCTCTCGTTAAATGTCCGGCTTCCATCGAGAATCATAACCTCTACTATACCGCATTCCTTGACCGATATCCAGAGTTAGACTCCACTTCGAGAAACATCTCCAGAGGAACCTACGAAAGTTATGACCCAAATATCTACATCTATCCTAATGCCTTGGTATGGGACAAGCGGATGAAGGAAGAGGATAGGAAGAAGAACAAAGAGAAAGTAGCTAATCGCAGAACTCATCAGGTCATCTCTACTGCTGTAGGAATGGTGAGATCTAGTTATGATGGGAATAAACATGAGACTCTTTTAAAAGCTGCAAAACTCTTAGGTGGGTACATAGCTACCGGACGAGTAAATGAGGAAGAGGCTATTAAAATCCTAGATGAGGAGATAAAGGCCAAGGGGCCAAAAGATTTTGATGGAGCGCACCAGACTATTCTAGATGGAATAGGGTATGGAAAAGCACAACCTCTTGTAGAAAGCAAGAAGATTGAGAAGTCACAGCAATTCTTACGAAGAGAAGATGGCAGTTATGACTTTCTAGCTGATGAAAGTGAGATGCTGGAATATGAATTAGCTGTTATAAATGGAACTCTTGAAATGGGGCTGCCCACCGGATTGAACGGTTTAAACCCTTATTGGATGTTTAAGAAACATCATATTGTTTGGTGTGTTGCACTGGATAATGTAGGCAAAAGCTATTTAGTATGGTATTTGGCTGTTCTTGCTGCTAGACTTCATGGGTGGAAGATTCTAATTCATTCTGCTGAAAACGGGGATGGAATGGTAAGAAAGAAGCTGAAGGAATTTTATATCGGAAAACCATTAAAATTAATGGATGGCGAAGAATTAACTAAGTCTCACGAATTCGTAAAAAAACATTTCAGGATTATAAGTTCAAAACAATTTCATACCCTAGAGGATTTTCTGTTAAAAGCAGAAATCATTCATGATGAAGGGTTTCAATATGAAGTGTTAGTAGCCGAACCCTGGAATAGTTTTGATCCCCCTAAGAACGTAGACAGATACTCGAATTTAATTCATTCTCTAAACATCCTCAGAGTATTCAAGGAGAACTATTCATCAGTGTGGGTGTGTGATCATATCAACTCTGAAGCCGCCAGGAAGAAGGATAAAGACGGTTACATCCTAGTACCAATTAAAGGAGATACTGAAATGGGTGTAATGAAAAGCAATAAGGTAGATGATTTTTTAATTCTTCACAGATTAACTAATCATCCTTTTGAACGGGAGAATCTACAGGTACATGTAGCCAAGATAAAGGAAGTTGAGACTGGTGGATTTCAAACGGAGAAAGATAGCCCTGTAATCTTAAAAATTAATAAAGACTACTGTGGGTACACCTGTAATGGATTAGACCCAATTAGACATTCAAGAATATGAAGCACATTACATTATTCTATACGTTTGAAGAAAAAGTAGCCTACCTTAATAGGTTAGGATATGAAGTAGAAAAGAAGACTATTTATATACCTTCTAGTAGACATGGAAATTATAGCGAAGATGAGCCTCATATATCTTATAGGGTTTATTTAAATGGAGAGGATCAGATGATATGGGCAGAAAAGGGAGGAAGTTATTGTGTTGACTGGATGTTTGAAAGGGAATTAAGTAGACGGTTATTATTGGTTTAGAGGAATTTCTTTTCGTTTGATTTGGAATATGAGACTATTTGATGATGAAATTTAAACGAAAAATAAAGCCCCTAATAAAATATAACTCAGGTAGTCCTGTAGCTATTTGTAATAGTTGTAGAATAATACTAAAAGATATTAATGAAGCTTACTGTGAGGAACATAAGGGGTTATTTTCTCGTTTGATCCTGAAACTTTTTAACTAAATATAACGTTTAAATACCTAAACTCGTTTAATTCTGGAACTCTGGCAGACGTGGTGTATGCACTGGACTGAAAATTCAGCTAATGAGGTTCGATTCCTCAGGGTTCCACAAAACATTAGATGCTTGGCGAGTTGTGTTCAAATCCAACAGTAACCAGTTATCGTGAGGTAACGAGAACGTTGATGGTATCTTGGAAGGTCTCTGAGCTAAGTAGGATAGGATACTCAAAACTACTGTTCTAATGTTTTAAAACATAAAACTAACTTGCTGAAGATAAACAGTAGCATTGACTGATTGGTTAGTCCCGAGAAGCGGTTATATGGAGTTAAACTCTATTTAATGGTGTCAAAATAGCTTCCAATGTTACATTCCTGCCAAGAGGATGATGTTTATTGTAAGATACCTCATGATCATCAACAGATTATGGTGTTAGCCAAACTAGCAAGTTGTAAAAGCAGGTATTCCACTTGGAAATGGACAAGTTAGTTTTTTATGGACGAGTGGCGGAATTGGTAGACGCTATTTTAAAAGCAAACAGTTGTAACCGCAGATCGATACCAGCTAAGTAGTATCATATGCCTATAAGGTACTGGATTGTAATAACTGATATTATTCAGGCATAAAAACCTGAATAGCATGTGTGGTTTACAGGTTCGAATCCTGTCTCGTTCGCAAAAGTACCATAAGCTTTGAATGGTGAAGCCCTGTCTTGTAGACGGGAAGAACGTGGTTCGAATCCACGATGGTGCTCAGATTATTCTTATAGGGATGGCTCCCTCAAACTTGTTGGATGAAGGCTAAAACGGTCTTAGGTACACCTCCACATCAGCAAGTGTCGTTAAGGCGTACCTTAAACATCTTCTTAGCACCACACTGATAAAGTGGATAGCTGGGGATACAGGGGGCGAAACTAGGTAGAATAATTGAAAGTTTTTAGGTTGGTAGTGTAATTCGGCATATCGGTAAAACCAAAATGACTTTGTGTCATAAAAGAGTGGCGATTCTCTTGGTACTGTTTCTACCAACTCTAAGAACTGAAGTTACTAAAAATTAACTAAATTTCGGCATAGATATTGAGAGGTTACTCTAGTCCAGAGTAATAAAATATTGACCCTACTTTTCTAATCGTTGTATTCTGGACAAATACCTATCTTAATGATTAGAGTAGGGTCACCTATATAGCACGCAGTCTGAGCTAAACTTGCATCCCCCCGATGCTTGGAACGAGCACTACAAAGACCTATAATTAATGCCATTACCAAATGAGTACGGCCTACCCCGTGATCCATTTACCTTAGATATTCGGTTTCCCCGGTAATGATTCATGATCATAGGCAATTTATCTCAAATCTTAAATATCACAGGCAGGGGTAATTACTTTATTCTTTGTAGTTACAAATCAAGCATTGTCTCTGCAAAAACTGTAACTTAATTTATCTAAATACGTTTAACTAAATTATGAAAGCATCAGATTTAAGGATAGGGAATATTGCTTTTAAAGCGAAGACCAGTGAAGCATACCCCTTGTCCGCAAACGATATAACAAACTTTGAGTATTCAACTCTAATGAAGCCAATGTTCCAGCCTATCCCCCTCACCGAAGAATGGTTGCTGAGGTTTGGATTTCTCAAGATGAGTCGTGGGTGGATTGAGAATGTTAATAATCCATATTGGGCAAAGAAGTCCGTTCTTCTGTTCTATACAGAAACGCCACCTGAAAATACTTATCTCGGTGGATTCGGATTCACACATAGTTGCGATCACGCAAGTCATCATATTGCTGCTACATTCAAATGGATTAATTACGTCCACCAACTTCAAAACTTATACTTTGTATTAACAAGTGAAGAATTATCTATAGAAGAGTGAAATATCCCATTAAAAGTATCAAAATAATCTTTAAAAGATGACTGAACAATTAGTAACTAAAGAAACAGCTACCCTAGCTAAGGAGAAAGGGTTCGATGAGCATACCTGGAGCTACTATTACAATGATGAGCTATGTCATGGAGTTTTAGATAATAGTGAGGTTAAATGGAATAGTGATTCAGACTATTCTTCTGATCATATCTGGGCTGCACCTACCCAGAGTCTTCTTCAAAAATGGCTAAGAGATGTTCATCAGATTCATATCTCAGTTGATTACTTTGGACGTAGCGATGGTAAGGCTGGGTGGGGTTTTGAATTCTGGAAGATGCTAGTCAGTACTTCAGCCGAGTCTCCGTCTCACTGGGAGAACTTTGATACCTATGAAGAAGCTCTAGAACAAGGCTTGCTTGAAGCATTAAAACTTATATTATGAAATTATTCATCTTATTCCGTGATCATGACTATGAGGGGAAAGAAGTTGTAGCGGTTTATTCAACTAGAGAAAAAGCTGAAAAGCATCTAAAAATTTAACTATATATGGTGAAAAACTAGAAGGGATAAGGGGACTTATTGAGGAGTGGAATTTAGACACTATTAAATATGAGGCATTCAAATGATGGTGTATTTATTACAGAAAAATTTATGGAAACAATAATGAGTAATTCAGACCATGTCATAGATTATGATGTGGTTGAGAGAATAAAAGCATCAGGAGAAGTTGCTGAGTATCCTGGATGGAATTTCTTTGGTAATGTTTTCTTCAAAGATAATAAATGGTACTGTAATGTATGGCAGTACGGAAGTGTAACTGATCTGATTGTATCAGATACAATAGAGAATTTGAAAAGTGAGGTGTGTAGCAGATACGGAAACGATTAAGCTATGGTGCCTCTTATTTACTCTTCTGAAAATCAAGCAGGAATAGAAACTCCTAAGTTTAAAGCCTACTACGGACCTGACGAAATAGAACTAGAAACAGGTGATTGGTGCTTTGTAGTATGGAAGAATGGAAAAGAAGTATTTAGAAGAACTAATAGTGAACTAACACAAATACATGAAGGTAGTCCAGCAGAAATGTTACTAACAGGATTGAGTTTATTTTTAATAAAATGAGTGTATTTATAATAGGTTGCTTACACATAGGTCATGAAAACATGGCAAAGACTAGAGGGTTTGGCTGTAGCTATCAGCATGATTCACTTATCTTTGAAAACTGGAATAATACAGTTTCCAAACGAGATAAGGTCTTTATACTTGGAGATATAACTATGGAGAAGTCAAATTATGATTTCTTCGAAAGGCTTAACGGGTACAAACATGTTGTGCTTGGAAATCATGATCAACCCCAGCACGTACCATTTCTTTTAAAATATGTTGATAAAGTAAGCGGTCCGTTCCGGTATAAGAACGAATACTGGTTAACTCATATTCCGGTGCACCCTATTGAGTTTGAGTATAGAGTAAAAATGAATATTCATGCCCATATACATGAAGTAGAGCTAAATGATGCTCGATATTTCAATGTAGATGCAAAAAGAATAGGGTATAAGCCTATAAGTTTTGATGATATTTTGAAACAAAATACCTAAATATGTCGTTAAATTACGGTACAAGATTTGTAAACAACTAAACATGGCAAAGAAACCAAAATCCCCGTCTCTAGCTAAAGTAGCTAAGACATACAAAAAAGCTCATAATCAACCGTTTCCATCCTGGAACGGCGCATCTTATGTAGATTCAGGAATGAACAAATCATCTTTAGGTTCAGGGAAAAGTAAACTAAATTACACTCCTAAACCTACCGCAATGACTTATGGTGGGACCCGGAAAGGAAAAGGGACTACAATAAGAAAAACAGGCAAAGCTAAGTAAGATGGATTCGGTTTTACCAACCTATACTACTGAGTCTGAAATATGGAGAAGGACAATGCACTTAAGATGGAAAGTGATTGAAGACCCATCCAGTTTAGTAAAATTCGCACAAGTGTTACAACAAAAAATAGAATCTTCTACAGGCGAGATTCTATGGGAAGATATTGAAATTGTTAGATGAAAACTTTTATCCTTCTTTTAATTTCTTTTTCCTGTTTAGCTCAGGATGTTGAGATTTATCAGGATGGTTATCTTTTAGATAAAGTCCAATCAACATCTTTCGACCTAAACGAGAAAAAAGTCTCTTTAACTACCAAAGACTACACACTTGAACTCTTCTTAATAAAGAAAGAGTCTAAATCTAAGTGGATATGTTCTGATAAAAATGGAGCTAAATATATAATTACTGCCAAAGTAATCGCGGGTAACACCGTAGTAATCTTTGAACCTGAAAGCAAAGGACTTTATAAATTTATTCTTTATATCGAGCAATGAAATACAGAAAGAAGCCAGCCCCAATACTTCAATGGGGCAAGCCAGATATTTTTGAGTCCAACTTATAATAAGGTAGCTTGAGAATTCTAGCTTTCATATTGCTTTCTAATTTATGCTTAGGGCAGCCTTTACTTATTACTGTTAAAATAACTAAAATTCCAACTAATTTAGTTGATTCTGTCCAGCACAGTACAGAGCGAGTGATGATTGTTTTTGAGAAGGGAAACTTAGGATTCATTACCTGGGAAGACACATTGGCATTGATTCCTGTAGCACAAGACGTCTTCATTGATATTCTTCATCAAGATCAAGCTTACTACTTGACGTTTGTTCAAGATATAAAAGGGAATTTTGCATTCTTCCTAGCCCCGCTTAAACCATATCGAAGGAAATTGTATTCAATAATAATTAAGAGTTTATGAATTGGATCAGCGTTAAAGACAGGTTGCCAGATGATGGTGTTATAGTACAAGTTTTACAGAGTAAAAGGCGAGTTGTTACAAATCTTGAAAGACATGGCAATATTTGGTTTTCGCCTGACGGGTCAATGTACGTTTATCATACCCCTACTCACTGGATGCCATTATCTGAATCATTAGAACCAAACTAAAAATGAAACCCCTAGAACAATATTTCTACGAAGGTTGTAGAGATTACATGCAAGATGAAGAGGCTAGAGGACTATCCCTTTACTTGGCTTTTTGTGTAAAAAAGAAAATACGTCACTATATCGGATTAGGGATAACAATGGGAGCGATAGGAACGCTCATAGCTTTAGCTTGGGCCTCATGAAAATAGCCAACACACAAAGATTACTAGCCGAGGAGTTGATTGATCTTCTATTTGAAATCACTACTCTTGAAAGCATAAAGAAGGAGATTGAGTTCTATAATCATGATTTATCTAAATACGGATATTATTTACGCAGGCTACGTACGATGACTGCTTTTGTAGCCTCCTGTCTCTCTGGAAGAGCAGATTATGATTTGATTGAGGAGACGACTTCTTTCAGAGAAATTGATGGGTATGTAGACATTAGTGATTTAAGATATTTCACTGAAAAGGCTGATAAGAATCTGGTAGCTACTTATGGTAAAGAAGTATCCGATCAAACTAGATTATTGCTCGAACTAATCGAGCATTATTTAATTAAAATGAAAGAACATGCTAAAATTTAAGGAAGGAGACAGGGTCAGGGTTGTAAATGACGTAACTCGTCATGGACTTAATATTGGACAAGTAGTCAAAATTATAACTTGTAATGATATATTGGGTGAATATTTGGTACAAAATGGAGATAATTTTTTGTATCTGGAGCCTACAGAATTAGGATATGATGAGACACATTCAGACCTAAACGAGAACAAGCCCCTTAGTTCAAGAGATTTAATAATAAAAGAATGTGATGAGCTAAAAGAACTTCTTCTAAAGAAGAATGCTATGTACGGCGATTCAGCTTTAAAGAGCGGTATATTATTTAATATTGATCCTGTAACAGCCATTCAAGCCAGGATAAACGATAAACTATCAAGAATAGCTAATAAAGGCTTAAATGAAGATACTGAAGACAGTATTCAAGATCTATTGGGGTACTTTATTTTGTTACGCATATCCAAAATAACTAAATGTAACTAAATTAGTTATTTTACGTATTTAGTAATAAACAAGTTTATGTGGTTTGGATTCATGGGGAGGTTAGTGGTTTTTCCTCCCCTAATCTTTAAAAATATGATTTGGAAAATAGCAGTTGCAATACTTACAGTACTTCTCGGGGTTAGCTTATTCACAGGAGCCAGATTCAAACGAGAAAAAGACCTCTATAAAAACAAAATTAAAAATGACTTCGAATCTAAATACTTACAACTCGAATACAACTTCAGAAGATCAGAACGACAACGGCTGGATTTTATTAATCGTTTTGATTCTATTGATAGGATTAATAAAAGCACTCTTCGAATAAATGAAGAGCTTCTAAAAGAAATCAGGAAGATTCGTGGGGCTTACGTAAGAAAAAATGCTGCTGAGCTGGAGCAAGAAATGATAAGAAGAGCTAATGACAAATACTAATAAATATCCATTAACTTTTTGTGAGTGGGAAGACATTATCTCAACTGACACCAGTTGGAGAGATATCGACGATGCTATTCATTGGGTAGATTCCGAAAGTGGTATAGTAAGCCAGGTGGGCTTCATGCTAGAGAACAACGACGACTATTTGATTTTAATGGATAGTTTTTTCAATCAAGGTGAAACAGTAGGAGCTATTACCAGGATACCAAAGTCCACGGTAAAGTTTATAAAGAAGATATCAATTGAAGAATTTAAAAAATAACAAAATGGACACATTATTTAGAAACACAATAGGGTCGGACTTTCCAGATGTATTCGATAACATTCATGAAGCAGGATGTGCATCAATTAATTCAGCAGCAAGTAGTCTTTTCTTTGCCCTAAAGGTTGAGGGGCAATCTTACAGTTTAAACGGAGATGCTCTTCTTGAAAAGAAGGCGGAATTGAAAAAGTTAATGAAGGAGCTGAGTGCAGCTCTCGATGGTAAGCGTATTGCAACTTACGTCTTAAAGAAGTGAGGTATTTTTTAATTATACTATTTGGAAGTGTACCATTTTTTGCTTCCGCTCAGGTAACGATACCTACAGAGACTGCCAGGTATTTCTTAGAGAGAGATGATCTTGCTCGAGTCTTAACGAGAAAAGATTCCCTTAATACCGAAATCGTTTTGAACTTAAATCAGCAACTCCTAATCCAGAATAAAATAATAGAAACCTACAAGCAGGACTCAGCTACCTGTAATCAAGTAGTTAAACTAAAAGATGAGGAAATGGATATCCTTAATAGGGAATTGAAGCTAGCTAAGAAAGATGCCCGTAAGCAGCGGGTGTTAAAGACATTATCACTTATTGGAACAGGAGTATTAATTGTAATTGCATTGTTATGAGGGATTTTCCAAACAAAAACTATTGGATTTGGTATTGGAGTTGTGCAGAAGTAATTCAGTTTGAAACTGATATTGAGGGGTATCAAATATTTTTTGATTTTAACGAAATGAAGAATCATTCAGCTAATCATGGATTTTTAAATAAGCATAGATCAGGATACTGGTCTGGCTATGATAAAGTTGAGGGTCATACCATCGGTCAACCAAACGAGAAAAATACCCCTAATGACTAAAAACAAAACTACTCTTATTAAAGAGATACTAAAGAGAACGAAGAAAACTAACAACTCAGAAGCATTTGATAAAGTCAATGATATGAGTGAAGAGAGGTTGGAGAAGTATTTAAAGATAATTAAACAATTATAAACATGGAACAAGAATTTAAAGCAGTCATTGAAAAGAATTCATCTGCTCAAGCAGACGGTATACTTAAAGAAATACTTCATTACGATCATGTAGTACGGAAAGAAAGACTCAAGAAGTCGTTCGATGAAGCTGCATTAAGAATAAAACAACTTGAGGATCAACTTACTAACCTAAATAAGGTTGTTACTGAACTTGATACCAAAATCGCAAAGTATAAGAAGTTCAATGAACCTCAGACTACTGAGTAATGCTGTTTAAAATTAATCAAACTGATAACGTATTTGATCTAAACCCAGGGCTTCATTCAATACCTGAATTCGCAAAGCTGGATGACCCTGATATTAATGCAAGAACACCGGAGGTTAGGGATAGGAGGATAAAGTTTGTTATACTTTTCTCAGACAAGAAAAGTCCTTTACGTACTCTTCCAGAAAAGCAAAGAAGAGAAGAAGCGGCTAAACTAGCCGGTTACCTAATGGAAGGTAAAAGGCTTGATAGAAATGGCAGAAGTGTAGTAGGAGGAGAGGTTGAGGTGATTGAAGCAGCAATCAAAAAATACAGAGAAATTCAGTTTGATGAGGATGAGGATACACTTAGAACATTATATTCTCAAATCCAGGAGATAAAAGATTTCCTGAAAACAGACAAGAAAATACCAATGGTAGTAAAGGGTAAGGTAGTGGTTGATTCAAAAGGAAAAGAAGTAAAGATTACAGATCCTAAGACTTTAAAGATAGCACAGGAACTTGGAGAAAAGTTGCCTGGACTTCTTGAATCAGCCAAGAAACTAGAGGCTACTCTGAACATCGAGAAACCTCTTCAGATTCCTACCTATACTGTTGCTGATTTACCAACCGAAGGAGAAGAATCTCTTTCTACACTAGATAGTTTTATGATGAACAAAGCAAAGTTATGACTTTCAAACAATATCTAATAAATGTGGGTATTAGAAGTCATGAATTTAAATACTCAGATGAGATTCTGTTTGAACATGTAGAGTACTTTAAAAATTGTTACAATAACAGATTGAGTTCTTACAAAGCTTTGTTATTTCTAGAGTTCCACATATCAGACCTAAACGAGAAAAAGAACCCCTAATGACATTCCTCTTCATAGAAAAATTTAAATGGACTAACCTAGAACATACAGTAATCTACGAAGGTCATCCTAAAGAAGGCAGAGTCTATAAATCATTCTATAATCAGAATGACAATACCTATACTATAGGTCTAACTGAGAATAGGGCGGTGATGATTCAAGAGTTGAATGCTGATTCAAGCGACTTCTCCTATAGTTCTAAGATCCACACCCTAACGAAAGAAAACCTCCTTGATTTCAACATTGAAGACGAAGATTTAGACAAAATAATAAATTGGATGGAACCGCAAGAGCAACCAATAAATAATCTGGTGATTGCAATGCAACGCCAAGAGATTGATGAAAAACAATTTCTTCAAAACTTTATCAATAAAGTATCACAACTCTATAACATTAATACAATCCAGGCAGAAGTGCTAATGGACGTTGTAGAGGCACTGTACGACAATAATCTTTATCAAGTAAATGATACTGTATCCAGGTTAGAGCTAGATAGAGATAGAGGGCTTAGTGTAAACATCTGTCGAGCGTTTCGGGCCTTAGATAATTATTCAGGAGAAGATAGAAGGACTTCCGAGGATTATGAAGATTTGATGACAGCAATTGTATCAACAGTAAGAGAGGCAGAAAGAAGAATTGTGAATGATTTAGACCGATAAACTTATGGAAATAATACATAATAAATCTACTTGGGTCCACGACTATTCTGATGACTTTTCTATACTCTCTAAGGTAGAAGACGGAGAATATCCTCAAGCTAACTTATCAATCAGAGATGGTAGAGATTATATTAATCTGTACCTCAGTCTAGCCAATCAAAGAGGTGTAGATAAGGTGGATAAATTGATAGCGCATCTTAAAGAATTAAGGGATGCAATGGCAGATGTGCTTGAACAATGCGATAATAAAGATTGATGGAACCTAAAATTGTTCTATTTGATATAGAAACTTTACCAGCAGTGGCGGCAACCTTCTCTCTATATCCGGAGAGTATTCCACATGATAATATTCTTCAAGATTGGTCTATTATCTGTATAGCTTGGAAGTTTCTAGGAAAGAAGCCAATTTATAATTCATCAATTCTGGATGATCTTAAAGCCTTCAAGAAGGATGTTAGTAATGACTTGGTGGTGTTAAAAAAGATTAGGGAAGTATTTGAAGAGGCCGATATTATAATAGGACATAATTCCAAGCATTTTGATACTCGTAAAATTAATGCCAGACTAATTTTTCATGGACTCGATCCTCTTCCTTCTGGTATACTGCAACTGGATACTCTGAAAGAAATTAAGAAGATAGCCACATTTACCTCTCATCGCCTAGACTACTTAGGTAAACACCTACTAGGGGAGGGTAAAATAGAGACTAGTAAGGGGTTATGGTTAAGGGTACTAAAAGGGGACGAATCGGCTGTTAAAGAAATGATTACTTATAATAAAGGTGATGTTCAACTTCTGGAAGAACTCTATGAGAAGATTAAGCCTTACATTAAAAATCATCCCCACCTAGGGGCAATAGGTGGATGGGACAAAGATGAAACTTGCCCTAACTGCGGGGGTGATAGTTTTAAAACATCAAAGATAAGATACACAGCAGCAGGAGTTAAGAAGATTCAGAAGCAGTGTGATAAATGTCACTCTTATACAACATTTCGATTTAAAGAAAATAACTAAATTTAACTAAAAATATGGAATTTATTATTAGAGTTTTATTAGGCGTATTTGCCGGACTAATAGCAGTACTTGTGTGTAAAGGGTTGAATTGTGAGCCGTTTACTATCGGTCTCTGGGGCGGAACTTTTGCTGGAATTGGTAGTGATATTTCATGTATCATATTAAATGATCATTCAACTAAATATGAAAAGAACATTAATCATATACAACACTAAAAAGACCACACCAAAGGAAGCAAAGCACCTTCTTGAGATTCTTAACTGTGATGATTCTACACTTTGGGATAACGCAGACCATTGTGGAGTGCAAGTACTTGAAGTTCCAAATGAAAAAAAATGTAGCTGTGGAAGTGGACAAACTAAAACCTAACTAAACGTGAACCAAACGAAAAAGAAAGTCCTTTTAATCCCAAGCAACTAATGATAACTTTTACTCGATTAGGTGAGTATGGAAGATTTGGTAATTGTTTATTTCAAATAGCTATACTTAATAGTCTCTCTAAACGACACAACACAGAATACGAAATTCCCTACTGGAGTTATTCTGAATACTTCGAAACTAAATTTCCTGAAACAAGTTATTTCTTTAAGGCAGATGTTGTTGTTGAGGAGCCGCATTATGCGTATGCTCAGGATTATTTAGATCAATTTGATTATAAAAATCAAACAGTTGATCTATTAGGGTATTTTCAAAATGAGAAATACTTTGACCCTAACGAAACAAAAAATCTCTTTAAACTCAAAGAAAGCTACTTAGAGTCTATTAAGGAAAAATATAGCCACCTACTAAGTAAACCTACTATTGCAGTAGGGGTAAGACGAACTGACTATGTAACTAAACCCGGATACTACAATCTACCCGCTCTATATTATATTCTTGCCCTCCAAAAATTTGATTACAAGAACTGTAATATTGTTTTCATATCTGATGATCTTGATTGGTGTAAGTTCCACTTCGGGAGTATGGAAAATGCCTTCTTCCCAAAATTTGACAAAGATATAGATCAGTTTGCGTTTGGGACGCTAGTAACTGAAGGATGGATAATCGCTAACTCTACATTCCATTGGTGGTCGTCTTATTTGTCGAATTGCAAACGTGTAATTCAGCCTAACCATCTATTCGCAGATCATCTTATAACGAAAGAGGGTGACATTAATTTCTATTTAAGAAATGAGAAGTATGAAATATTTGAACATGAGGGGAAGAAAATTGATCTGACTGATGTGACCTTTACGATTCCAGTATATTATGACCATGACGATAGAAAGAATAACCTAGAACTCATTATCTCTTTGCTCCAGCAAAACTTCAACACGAATATAACGGTAGGGGAGCAGGGGGGTAATAAGTTTGAGTATGTCTCTCAGTGGGTGAAGTATCGGAATTTCCTCTTCAATAACTTCCATAGGACCAAGATGTTAAATCGTATGGCCCATGAGGCAACAACGCCCATCATCGTTAATTATGACTGTGATGTTGCTTTCGCCCCAATGCAACTTCTATCATCAGTGGAACTTATTCGAGAAAGGAAAGCCGACATGGTTTATCCCTACGGGTATCTGTTTGTAAGACTTCCTCAATCAGTTCGGAATAATATCTTCCCAAAATATGATTTGGAAGTCTTTAAAGACATCAAAAGCGGGTCAGATACAATTGCCGCTCCTAGTGTTGGTGGAGCAGTGTTGTTTGACAAGGCAAGCTTCTTTGAAGGCGGTGGGGAGAATGAGAGTTATATAAGCTATGGAAATGAAGATGTTGAAAGGTGTGAGAGATTCAGAAGACTAGGTTATAAGATAGAAAGAGTAAGAGGTGATCTGTATCATTTTGATCATTGGGTCGGACCCAATAGTTCGAGAGCAAATCCTTTCTACGAGGCTAATTCACAAGTTCTCGAAAAACAAAGAACCCTTACAACTGAACAACTCAGACAGGAAGTAAAAAACTGGACCTGGACTAAAGACTACACTGAAGAGTATTACTCTGAAATATCAGAAGGGGGCACCAGATCGGCTCAGGAGATGTTTAAAGTTCTCAAAGGACTGAATGTCTTTAATGATTCAGATTCAGTTGTTGATTTTGGATCGGGTATTGGTCAATGGGGGGTAGGACTTGAAAATTATACAGCTATTGATTTCAAAATTCCGCGAAATCTCCTACTCACTAAAAATTATATTGACCACGACCTCAGAAGACCATTCATTGGTGGAAAATGGAATTTAGCTATTTGCATGGAAGTAGCGGAGCATCTTGAAGAAATGTATGCAGACACTTTAGTAGAGAGCATTAGTAAATCTGCTGATTTGATTCTATTCGGAGCTGCTATCCCCGGACAAGGGGGTAAAAATCATTTCAACGAACAGTACCAAAGTTACTGGTTAGCGAAGTTTAGAAAAAGAGGGTTTGACCTCTATTACAAACAACCTCGCCACTCCATCTTGGAAAATAGACTTATTGATTACTACTATAGAGCCAATGTGATGTTCCTGACCAATAAGTCAGGACTTCAATCTTCGTCTGCTCTTGACCCTTATTTAGATTTCATTTTACCCCATAATAAACGATGAAAATTTGTATTACAGGTTCTCTGGGCCTGATAGGCTCAGAAGCAGTGAAATTTTATAAAGATCATGAGATAGTAGGTATTGATAATCAGCAGAGGAGTAAATGGTTTGGAACTGAACGACAAGAAGCCCCCCTACAATTCAATTACACTCATAGCTTCGCTGACATTAGGAATTACAATCAGTTAGAAGAACTGTTTCAGAGTCACAAGTTTGATTACATCATCCATACTGCCGCACAACCATCTCACGATTTTGCTGCCAAAGTGCCCATTGAAGACTTTGAAGTAAATGGACTCGGTACTCTTAACCTTCTTGAACTTACAAGGCAATATTGTCCAGAAGCTGTATTCATTCAACTTTCAACCAATAAGGTTTACGGAAACTTGAACATTGAAGTTAAGCGTTTCCAGAATAGATTCATCCCACCTCCTGAGCTAGTCTTCGGATTTGATGAGGCTACCTCAATTGATCAAACAACTCATAGTCTTTTTGGAGTTTCCAAAACTGCCGGAGACCTCTACGCCCAAGAATATGGGCGATACTTTGGAATCAAGACGGGAGTCTTTAGAGGCGGATGTTTAACAGGTTCAGCCCATGCTGGTACTCAACTTCACGGGTTTCTTAATTACTTGGTGAAGTGTGCGAAATATGATTTACCATACTGTGTGATAGGGTATGGTGGTCTTCAGGTAAGGGATAATATTCACGCTTACGATGTCATCACTGCTTTTGAAGAGTTCAGGAAGAACCCTCGACCGGGGGAAGTGTATAATCTTGGTGGAGGAACTCATTCAAATTGTAGCGTACTGGAAGCAATTGATATGTGCGAGGAACTGACTGGAAGGAAAATGAATGTCACCTTCAACGATACCCCAAGAGTAGGAGACCATAAATGGTATGTGTCTGATATGACCAAATTTCGGTCTCACTATTCAAATTGGGAATACACCTATAATATCAAACAAATTATTAAAGAAATATACGATAATGTCTAAATTATTCAGAATAGAGGATTTTCGATACTTTTCAAGTACATATCTGGAGACAGGCTCCTGTATGGGAGAAAGTATTAATAGGGCGCTTAAGGCCGGATTCGATCAGATAAAGAGTGTAGAAGTGTTTGAAGAGTTCTATAACAGATGTGTACTGAGATTTAGAGATAAACCGGTGGAATTATTCTTAGGAAAATCTGCTGATTGTTTACCTGAAATGTTAAACTTGACTGAACCTGCTGTGATATTTCTCGATGCACATCCGGCAGGACCTGGAACTGGGGGGCATTCAGACCTTATCGAAAAAGGAGAAACCTCTGATTTCCATCAAAACAAAATACTTACCAGGGAACTAGAAATAATACTATCACACCCCTTAAAACATCTCATCATCCTAGATGATCAAACACTGGAAGATGCTAAAATCTTCATGGGGATGCTAAAAGAGTATAGATTTGAGTTTATGGATGAACAACTGGAAAATCACCCAAGGGTAGCGGATAAAGTACTGGTCTGTGTTCCTATCTAAAAATAACTAAATTAGGCACAATAATTGATAGTTAGTAATTACACAATTAATTAATTTCTAACTAAATAACCTAATGGCACAAAAAAGTTTGGTTACTGTAACAGCGACCAAAATAGTAAGACCGAATGGATCTTCTGTATCATTCTCTTCAGGCAAGGATATCACCGTGAATCTTAACGATTCTAAGGTAATACCTACAGGAGCTTCTGATGAGGATTGTATTATCATCACATCGGATGGTACTCAAATCACTGCTCAAGTATCGTTTGATGATCTGAACACAGATATTTCTGCTACAGATTCAACCGGAAGCTAGTCTTAATTCCCTCCCTTTCTTTAACCCGCTGCAATTCTGTGGCGGGTTTTAGTCTTTATGAAAAAAGCGATTTATACAGTTATTATGGGTGATTATGATGACTTGAAGGAGCCAACTAAAGTCACATCTGATTGGGATTATGTAGCAATTACAGACAATCCTAGTCTAAAGAGTAATATATGGCAAATAAGATTAGTAGAATCTGGGGATAGTAAAAAGCTGTCCAGGTTCTATAAGATTAAGAACCATTTTCCAGAATATGATTTATCAGTTTATGTAGACGCTACTTTCCAAATCAAACGAGACCTCAACTATTTTGTAAATGAGAAAACGAGAGGCATCTGGTTCAATAAACATCCTATGAGGGATTGTGCTTATGAAGAAGCTGAAGTAGTAATCTCCAAACACCTAGACAAGAAAGAAGTAGTTGAACAGCAAATTAACCGATACCAGCTTGACGGATTTCCTCCTCAGTTCGGTTTATGGAGAGGTGGTATAATTATCAGAAACCCTCAAGACCTTTTAGTCACAAAGCTCACCGATGATTGGTATAATGAAATAGAAACTAACAGTTGGAGAGATCAAATAAGTTTACCTTTTGTGTGCTGGAAGAACAAAATAACCCCTAATACTATTCCACACGGATTGTCTCAAGCTTATTTTAAGCAATCTCTTCATTCAGCTTACCCTACAACTGAATGGAAATTTTCAGGAGAAGGGGAGTATGACTCTGAGCTTATAAAAAAATATGATACTGCTCATTTAATCATTCTTAGCAACGGACTCTTATATCCTAAATGGTTATCAAATTATATCTCTATGAAAGAAGGGCCTGAAAGATTTATTGAGTTAGTGAAGATATTAAATGGAGTGATTGTACGGGCTTGATGAGATGAAACGAAAAGAAGAGTCTCTGTGTCAATGATTTAACTAAATATTAACTAAAAATTTAACTAAGGATGGAAGAGAAGCGAAACAAGTACGTGTATAGACACTTAAGAAAGGATACAGGAAGACCTGTTTACATTGGTCGAGGCACTCATCATGCTGGGGCTGGAAGCCATGAAGTACAGTACGGTAGAGCTTTTAATAAGGAACAAAGAACTGAATGGTGGAAGCGCATAGAAGCTAAGTACGGGATTGAGGTAGAGATATTAGTAGACAATCTAACCTTGGATGAAGCGATAGCCAAAGAGATTGAATTTATCGAGCTCTACGGGAGAATTGAAAATGGTGGAGAGTTAGTTAATCTTTGTGATGGAGGTAAAGGGGCTAAAAATTATAAGTTTACAAAAGAGCAACGTAAGAATCTCTCTAAAATTCAGAGAAAGGGCATCCAATATCAGGTCAAAGAATATGTAGACTTTGAGCCTAATACTGGCTGTTGGATATGGACAGGTGCATACTCTGAGGGACACCCTAGAATCAACATTGATAATAAAACACTCCAAGCGAGACGCTTCTTCTACGAACATTACAAAGGAGTAAAATTGCTGCTGAAGAAGCAAGTTGTGTTAAATGATTGTGGACACGAATGGTGTGTGAATCCAGATCATTCAAAAATATTTGTGGGTATTGACCCAGAAAAACAGAACAAGACTATTACTAAGGAACAAGCTATCCAAATAAAGAGGTTAGCATTTGAGACACCCAATATAGCCTTCGCTGAAATAGCTAGAATTGTTGGCGCATCACAAGGTGCAGTGGAAGGTATACTAACCGGTAGGACTTGGAGATGGTTAAAGTTGGAAGGAATTCCTAATGTCATTAAAAGTACTTTCAAGGAGTCTCAATTTAAAAAGATACGTTGTGTTGATACTGGTGTTATATATAGGAACGCCAGAGAAGCAGCAACTGAAGTTTTTAATGATCCTTCTCTAAGAAGAAGTATTAGAGCCACATGCCGACAAAGAATTCTTGGGCATGATTGGAAATATAGAGGGATCACATTCGAATACGCTGCATGAATAAGGAAAACGAAGACATTGTTGGAATTATTCCTGAAAACGAGTGGATCCCGGAACTTGAAAAAGATGTTGAGTATTACTACTCCATTGCAGTCAAACCCACCTTCATTCCTAAAAAAAAATACACAGCTAATAAATACCCTGAGAAATTTAAAGACAAACGTGAGGAACAGGAATATCAGCTAACCGAAATAAATAGATTAATAAACGGGTACGATGGCTTGACTGGAAAAGGTTATGGTTGGTTGAATTACGCAAAAATACGTGACCCAGAGAAGGGTAAGATAAGTCCTCAATTCAGAGTAAGACAAGAAGAATATTTTAGAAAAGTAGAAGACCTACAAAAAAATCCAGGAAGAGGAATTGTCGGATACAAGCGCAGACGCTGGGGCTTTACGAGCATTGGTGCGTGGGATGACTGGCATGACTGCGCAACAAAACCTTTCTACATGATTGGTGCTTGTAGTAAGTCAGAAAGTGACTCACGAAAGATGTTTCGTCATGTGAAGTTTATTCATCAAAACGTACCTGATTGGTTACGTCCTAGAGCAACAGCATCCGATAGAAGAGATTACATGGAGTTTGCTTGGTACGAGAAAGACCCATCAGGTAATCGAATCAAAAAAGGCTTACAAAGTTGGATGAATGTTGTAGCCCCTGTGCCACAGAATTTTGAAGGTGAAGCTTTAAGTAAACTTAGAATTGATGAAGCTGGAAAAATTGAACCGCTTTTGGAATTGTGGGCATACAGTGAAGACTGTTTGAAATTAAATACTCGGAGGGTTTCGCCCGCAGTTGTGCTCGGGACCGTAGGAGACATAACTCGCGATGGAAGAGGTTTGATGGAGCTTTATATGAACAACGAAGCTTATGATCTTGATCGTTTTGCTGTTCATGGTTATCACGGATTAATAGTTGGTGAATTTGGTCAAGACTTAATTAAGGAAGCTATTCGTTGGATCATATACGAACGTTATAGAATCAGACAAGCTACAAGAAAAGTACGTGAAGCTTTTATTCAAAAATATCCTCTTTGTGATAAAGATGCTTTCAATCAAGTTACGGAAGGTGGTGTAGGTAACGTCCAACTCATCAACACTCAAATCATAAAAGTGATGAGTGAAGCCCCTGAGAAAAGAGTTGGCTTCATGAGAAGAAAACCAGATGGAGGAGTTGACTTCGTACCAGATACAAACAACGGTAAGGTTATAGTTTATGAACTCCCCGACAATGCAAGAGTGAATGCTTACTTAGCAGGATCAGATCCAGCGGATCATGATAATTTAAAAGTATCCAGAGACGTATCCGAACTAGCTCTAGCAATAGGCGCAAAACCATTTGGATTAGAACCACCAAAACTTGTATTAGAATATTGTGATCGTCCAGAGAAACTAGACAAGTTCTTTGAGCAATCTGCAATGTGCCTTCAGTGGTACAACAACGCTAAGGTTCTTATAGAAGACAATCGAGCTAGAATGATCAACTACTTCAAAGAACATTATCCTCAACTCCTACCGCTTGTTCCTAAATCAATTGGTACAGCTAAAACTGGCTATGAGATGAAGCACTCAGTAAAGATGACTGAAGAACGTAAGCAACAGATGATGGGGTTGATGGAAGATTATATTGACAAGTATTCAGAATTTATTCCTTCGATAAAGCTGTTAGAACAACACAAAGTATTTGGAGATGATCATGCTCAGGATGATTTAGCTATTGCATGGGGATGGTTTCTTGTGCTTTTGCAAGGAGATCGTAAAGCAGCAAAACTAGCATCCGAAATAGATCAATCAACTCCTCGATATCAATATCAAAAAGTAGGAAACAGAATACAAATCATTTCTTCAGCAGCCCCAATTAAGAGATTAACATTACCATCTCACCCACTGTTCAAATATGGTTAATAACAACGCATTTCCTAGAATAGATAAATCCAATAAGGAGAAGGACGAAGATTATCACAGAGACTGGTGTCGCGCCATAGTATCCAACAGTTTTACTGATGGATATGTTCAGAATTACCGAATTATGGCAGAGCTATATAAGCTCTTCCAACAAGGTACTTCAAGTGATATGGCCGATCACTTACAAACAGCCGAAGATGGATCTGTTCTTCCTTCGTTATGGTTAACTATCAACGAAATCAAAAATAAAGTAAAACTTTTGCTTGGAGAACTAGAGGAAAGAGGCTATGAGATAAAAGCAAGAGCGATCAACAGCGAAGCCATTGCCCGAAAACTAGAGGAGAAAGAGAGGCTACGAGTAGAACGTAGACTTCAATCTACCGCTCAATTTGTACAGCAGGCAGTAGGGCTAAATGTAGGTGCAGACGAGTACATCCCTCAAACAGAGCAAGAGCTTGACGAATACATGGACCTTTCCTGGAAAGATAAGTTTGTTATTCTTATGGAGTCTGCCCTAAAATTCATTGCTCAGACTACACATTGGGATGATAAAAGACTCGCTCTTTTTCGTGATGTTTTAATTGTTCACAGAGCTATTGTATGCAATGAAATTAAGCGAGGCATCCCCCAAGCGAGAAGAGTAGACCCCCTATGTTTCATATTTGACCCTAATGCAACAGATGACATGTTATCCGATTCTACTTACTTCGGTGAAGTAGAATATTTACCTATAGCAGCGGCGGCTGAAAGATACGGACTAACAACTGAAGAAGTGACTGAAGCTTATTCCTCTTACACTGAGTATCTAGGACTAGGTGAACAGCTTCGTCCAAACCACAGTAACCATTCAGCTTACTCTACGATGCCTAATCAGGCTGTTAAATGGTTCAAAATAGTAGACGGTACCCCCAGATGTCTTGTTATTCGAGCCTGTTGGAATGACTATAAAATCATTTCTAATAAATATGAAGAGAACGAAAAAGGAAAATTCCTTCATGATGTAACCGATGATATAATTCGTAAACGCGATAAGGATAAGATTATCTCCAATAAGATGCAAACATGGAGACAATGCACGCTTATCGGAGGGACAATAATTAAAGAGTGGGGGGAATGCCCAAATCAAGGAAGAGACCTATCCAGAATAGAAAAATCAGAGCCTCCCTATAAAGTCTGGGTACCTGATTTCTTACTTGGTAAGTCAGTAAGTATGGTCGAACAATTAGCCGGGCTTCAGTTATTAAAAGACATAACTGTCTATAATATGCAGCTAGCTATGGCTAGGGCAGGAGCGAAGGGATTTGTTTATGATCTGGCTATGAAGCCAGAAAACATGACCACTGAGCAGATCATTGGATACATGAAAACATCTGGAATCCTCTACACTAATTCTAAGGAATACCAGATGGGACAGGGTAACCTCAACATGTTTAAAGAGTTTGACCTGACTCTATCCGAATCTGTTAGTCAGTACATCAACATCATGAATTACATTGATTCGAAAATGGACAGTGTAAGTGGTATCTCCGCAGAACGCCAGGGAGTAGTGCAGGGGTCTTCTCAAGCAGTAGGTGTAACCCAAGCAGCTCTTTTCCAATCAAATCTTATTACAGCCCCTTATTTCAAGGGATTCGAGCGATTCTGCACAAGAGTGCTGAATCAGCAAGCCAAGATGGTAAAGATCGCCTGGGCGGGTAAAGAAGTGTTTGCGACAATTATAGGTGATACTGGAATAGACTTTCTAAAAGACAACATTGACATATCAATGGATGAGTTTGATGTGATCGTTAAATCGTTGCCTCCACTTCTGTTAGATCGTCAGAAACTAGAACAATTAGTAGGTGTAGCCTTACAATCACAGCAAGTCACGCTGGAAGATGCGCTTGCTATTCTTCTCGAAGAAGATACTAAAGTGGCAGTGAGGAAATTCCAAAGAAAAATGACACTACGTAGGGTAAGCCAGCAACGCCAGGAGCAACAACAAGCTGCTGCTGAAGCTCAACACCAACAAGATCAAATTACAGCCCAGCAGAATATGCAAAGAGAACAACTAATGGCACAGATGCAATTACAAGACCAGAAGTCTAAAAATAACTTAGACAAAACACTAATCACATCTCGTACAAAATTGAATGATAGGAAACTCCAACTTTTAAGTAACTAATGACAGCAAAAGAATATAGAAAGCAATGGAGAATAAAAAATGCTGAGTCTATAAAAGCATACAGGGAAAGTCGTAAAGAAAAACGTAAAGAATATGATAGACAAAGGTATTTAAAGAACCCTGAAATCTTTAAAGAAAGGTCAAGAAAAAGGAGGCTAAATATTATTGATATTAAACCTATAGTGGGGCAGAAAGAAGTTGATTATAAAAAAGAATTTGCAGAGTATGAAGCTAAGAAAAGACAAAATCCTCAATATAAAGTATTGAGTAATCTAAGACGAAGAATAAACCACGTTATTGATGGTAGGAATAAGTCTAAAAAATCTGAGGAATTACTCGGTTGTTCAATAGAGAATTTTATTAAACACATAGAAAGTCAATTTAAAGATGGAATGACTTGGGAAAACTATGGGAGAAATGGCTGGCATATTGATCACATAGTTCCGTGTAACCTATTTGATTTAACCCAAGAGTATCAGCAAAAATCCTGTTTTAATTATCAGAACATGCAGCCTCTATGGGAACATGACAATATCAGTAAATCTGATAAACTTGAGATTTGTCCCGTCTAACTTCTAAATAACTAAACATCACCTAAATTTGGTACAATCTTTGTTAGATACTAACAAATTTAGTTAAATACTAAGTATTTTAACCCTGAAAATGGAAGAAAATTTAATCTTAAAAGCACAAGATTTAAACTATCAGCATGACGTCTTAAAGAAGTTTGCTGAAGCACAAAGACAAAAGGTTGAATCCGCAGAGGGACAAAAGGCAGCGCCTGAACCCACTATTGAACCAATCAAGCCAGAGGCCGAAGTGTTTCAAGCGGAACCTAAGAAGGAAGAGAAAACGGAGGTTGTAAAAGAACCAGAAGTTCAAGTTCCTAAATCTTGGGATGAAGATGAGGCAGAACCTACAAAAGAAGAGTCACCTAAATTTGATTTTAGCAAGCTGGGCAGTGCCCTTGAGCTAGGAGAAATTAAAAGTGAAGATGAATTTGTAACGAAAGTCTCAGAGTTAAAATCCAAACTGAAACAAGTTGAGGAAGCACCATTGCAAGGTATTCCAGACGAGTTTAAAGAGGTACTAGAGATCACCAAAAAGACAGGTGATTGGAAAGCGTTTCTAGCGGAATCCCTTACTGATTACAGTAAAGTAAATCCACTAGAACTTTACGAGAATCAACTCTACCAAATTTACAAGAACGACCCTAAGTATCGAAATGCAGACGGGTCAATGAATGAAGATGCTTTCTACGCTGATGTGGACGCTATTCCTGAAGTTCAACGAAAAGCTGAAGGAATTAGATTACAACAGCAGTTAATCGCAGGACAAAATGCTAGAAAAGCCCAGCTTGCAGCACAAGCACAAGCTAGAGTTGAACAGGCAGAAAAGTCCCTAAGCAAAGCAACTAAATCATTGAATGAAATTCTGCCATTTGAAAACTACGGGATAAAGTTTGAACCTAAACAATCTAATGCTCTACATGAAGGTATCATTAGCTCGAAATTAACCAAGAAACATCTTGGAGGCATGGGGTATAATGATCTCGTCAGAAGTGGTGCAGATATGCAGTCTATAACTAGAACTATTGCTTTAGCTGAATACGGAGAAAAGATGTTGAAGTTCAAATCAAATAACAGTAAAGTAGAGGCAAAAAAAGAACTTCTCGATAAAGTACAAAACGCTCAAATCACTACACCTGGTTCTGCTCCTAATCCTGAAACAAAAGAGAAAGTAATTTCTAATGTTGATAAGTACAAGCAGCAGTTACTGAGTCAGTCTCAACGGAAAGGTCTTTAGGTGAAAAAGTAATCAACCTAAAAACTAAAATTAATTAATGATTCCAGGCACTCAACTGCCCTCATCCATAATTGGAACAGGGGCAATTCAACGTAACGGCTCGATCCTCAGCGGACATGTGTTCAATGCAGGCTTAGAAGTACCGGATATTTCTAGCGTATTAACAATTAAGTACCCCCAGTACTATTTGCAAAGTCTTGCAGATAAAATTGCAGGAGTATCAGTAGCACAAGGCTCCAAAGTGCACTCATGGTACGTACTTGATCGTACTCGTAAAGGCACAACTGCCAGTGCAGTAGCTAACGGCACAACCGCCACAGCAACAGTAACAACTGACATCTCTTATGTGACAGCAGATGGTAACTATGGTTACTTCATCGTAGGCGATTTAGTTCGCGTAGCTGACTCAGGTGAGAACGGTATCGTAACTGCTGTAGGAAATTCAGGTGCATTTCAAACAATTGATATTGTTCGTTTCGGAGGTGGTAACTGGTCAGCAGCATTGCTACCTTCTACTGCTAAGATCGGACACATTGCATCTGCATTTGCTGAAGGTTCATCTGATGCAGGTGGCGTAAGATCATTCTTACCAACTGAGGATTATAACGTGATGCAGATTCTTCGCTCTAAGCTGAAGGTTACATCTGACATGTTAAATCAGAAGACCTGGATTGATGATAAATCATGGTATTTTAAACAGGAGCCTTTGTTCCAAAAGGAGTTCATGAGAGACGGGGAGGCTCTTGCCGTGTTCGGTAAGCGCTACAATTCATCTACTCTAACAGGAACAAACACAACTCGTGGGCTTATTGAGTACGCGGAAAACAGTGGAGTAAACGTAGGTTTCTCTTCTGCAATCGGTGTACAAGAGGCAGACCTTTCTAACTTCTTGAAGCAAATGTATGTGCAAGATGCAAGCAACGATCTTATTGCTTTGTGCGGTGAACAGTTCTTGTTTGATATACAACATGCTCTTGGGGATAGATACCGTCAAGTACCTCTTGGTGAGAAACCAGCAGAACTTGCAGGTCTTAACTTCCAATCATATGAAATTGCAGGTAAGAGGGTTCACTTAGGTTATTACGAATTGTTCTCCGACAGTGCAGTAGTACCTCAAGTAACCCCTAGCTCTACAGCTAAGGATTTCCGCAACACAGCACTTGTGCTTGATTTCGGAATGACCGACGGTGGGGAGCGCAATATACAGTTGCGTTACCGTGATGGTGAGACCGGCTCTCGTAAAATGGTACAGAAGTTCATTACAGGTATGGCTTCTCCTGGCTCTGAAGTAAGCAATGCTTATGATGGTTTGGAGATCCAATTATTGAGCGAAATGATGCCTAAAGTCGTACTTCCAAATCGACTTGGGCTTATTTATGCCAACAGTTAAATAACTAAATATAATCAAAGTTAGGTGTGTAAAAGCACCTAACTATTTTAACTAAACTTTTTATGGCTAAAAATTTTAACACAAACAATTTCAAATACTTCGTCTTACTCGCTGATGTAGCAGCAAAAGGGGGATTAGTAAGTTTCTCCACCTATACTGATCACGCTAACGCACTGGGTAAAGGTCACGGGACTGGTGTACGTTATACAGAGGGAGTAGATAAAAAAGGAGAACCTAGAGGTAAGTTCTTTGAATTATCACAGTCCAGAAGAACCTTCCAAGTGAGAGAAGGTCAGAAAGATATTAATGGAATATCCATGTATGACTTTTTGAAAAACTCTCCAGAATGTGAAGGTTCACCTAATCTACCTCAAGGTGCAAAGCCCCGCTTCAGAGAAATGAATGATGCAAGGGATGCAGAGGTAGCGCTGAAATCTGGTAAGATGAGGATACGTGCAGCAGCCAGTGCTCTTGAAATTGACGATTCAACTTTAAAAGAGCTTGCAGCGCATATAGGATTCTTCGGAGAGTCTAATGATTTAATGAGGCATCGAGTAGTTGAATGGGCTGAGAAGCGCCCAGAAGATTATTTCGAAGTTTTAGAATCAGGCGATCGCTCAATAAGAGCCTTGATTAGAATCGGACTTAGCACTGGTATCCTGAAGAAGAACGGTCCTATAATTAAATGGGAAGAAGCTATCATAGGAAACGAAGAAGACTCTGCTGTTTCCAAGTTGATGGGAGATCAAGATATGCTTGCAGCTCTTGAAGAACGAATCGGGTTTACAACGAAAAAGGAAAAACCTTCTAAAAAAACAAAATAATTTTTGAACCCTAACCCCTATAGCGTAAGAAGTGCCGTAACATTTCTGCGCTATTATTTTTTATGAAGATAAGCAAATATCTCACATATGAAGAAGCTACAAAAGCACCAACTGGTGTTATCAATAAACCATCTGCTATTCAATTAGCAAACATAACAGCATGGGCAGTTAACATCTATGATCCTATCGTTGACCATTTTGGGATAGCACCATTCGTTCATTGTGTATTTCGAAGTGAGAGATATAATGCAATGTTGCCTGGAGCAAGCAAAGCGTCTCAACATATTTTTGGTGAAGCTGGGGATATTGATTACGATACGCTCGAGAGATTAGGAAAGAAGGTACCTTCTAACAAAGAGCTATTTGATTTCATCGTGAAATCATTACCCTTTGATCAAATCATTTGGGAAAACGGGGGCAAACAAAATCCAGATTGGCTTCACGTATCTCACAGTCTTACTAAAAACCGTAAGAAGAAGACCCGCAAAGTAACTGGGAAACCAGGATATATAAATTTTGACCTGTATTAAACAATGAGCTTGACGATAGATTTGTCGGTTTCGATAGCCTCAACAAGAGATTCCTTCACAATCACTGATAACACTGTATATGGTACGGGAGACAACCCAGCACGTAATGCTTTGAAGTTGTACCTCTCTGCATACAAAATGAGTTATGGGAATGAAGCTACGCCTCTTTCAGTTGAGTCTTATACTCCAGCTTCTGTAACAGACTGGGGAATAGAATATACCATAGATGGTTGGTACAAGGTATACTTCGCTGCTTTTGAACAGTATAATGCTGGAACTACTTATAACCAATACGATGCTGTCTACAATGGATCAGTTGTATACCGATCTAAAGTCGGTAGCAATCTCGGACAAGATACAGCAGATATTACTTATTGGGAAGTAATTTCTGACCCTGCTTCACTAGCTAATAACAAGGGAGAATCAAACGAGTCTGCTAACATCAACTCGCTTGTTTACAACCGGGTGTTTGCAGCTAATGGGCAGTATACTTATGGTAATCTCATCTCAGATGGTTCTACCTGTACTGATTGTGATGAAGCAGTTCTACTTGCACAATATGATTTGTTTGATATGTGGTTAAGTGCAATGGCAGTAGCTGATGCAAGGGAAGAAGTTTTAGAAGGAGAAGAAATTGCTCGTAAAATTCAATCACGCTACATAGACTGCTAATGCCTAACATAGAGATAACGCAACAGTATGTCATTTATCAAGGGCAATCAAAGCTCTTAGAACTTGCTAGTGAAATAGCACAATCAAGAAGTGTAATCAAGCCTGAGATAAAAGCTAAGATTCAGAAAGCTACTAAACTTCGTTTATGGCTGAAGGCTCTTAACTACGCAGAATATCTTGATCGTGGGACCAGGGAGAAGATATGGTATGCGTTGATGGATATTGGGAATCTAAATGATCTTCCCTACGCACCGGTACTAACAACAAATGAACCCCCTACGATTATAACAGGTATTCCAGGTAGAACTGGGAATACAGGGCAAACAGGGGCTACAGGTGGCGGAACTGCATTCACTGCATCAGCAGTAGCAGTAGACACAGTAGTAGATTCTTTCGATATTACATTATCAGGGTCTGCTCAATGGCAATACGAAGTAACTGACTCTACTAATAAACGAGTAGAAATTTTAACAGGAACATGGTTAAGTGACGGATCTGAGTTCGTAGATGATGGGGGTATTACGCTTGACCCAGCAATAGGTGATTCCTCAGGTATTACTTTCCAAGTAAACATTGATGGTACAACTGTTCAATTATTAGCTCTTGTTACTTCTGGTACTTGGGAAGTAAAAGGAACAAGGCTCCTCATCCCTGTCACAGGTAATGGGATAACTCAACCCTCATCTTTAGCAAGCGGTAAGCTATGGGTTGGTAACAATTCGAATCAGCCAGAAGCACAAACTATTTCAGGAGATTTCACAATTAGTAATACCGGGGTAGGGGCAATATCCCCAGGCGTGATAGTGAACGCTGATATAAATTCATCAGCGGCAATCGCTGTGAATAAATTGGCAGCACTTACTGCGAGTAAAGCGGTTATTACAGACAGTAACGGCTTTCTCACCACATCAACTACAGCGGCTTCTAAAGTAGCTTTTCTCGCAAATGTAACTTCTGACATTCAAGCTCAGATTGATGCCATCGCAGTCCCCGGTACGATCTCGGGAGCTATTACTCCTTATGTAACTTCTAACGCAATACCGAGCAGAGTAGTAGTATCTAACCCTGCTGGTAAGTTAACTACTTCTCTAACTACTTCTTCAGAGATAGGTTATTTAAACGGAGTAACATCCGCAATTCAAACACAATTAGACGGTAAACAAGCTACAATTACCGGAGCTGCCTCTACAGCTACAATAGACAACTTCACTGCTTACAGATATGTGGTAGTTGATGGCTCTGGAAAATTTGCAGTGAGTACAACCGAAGCCACTGATGTAGACGGTGATTCTGGGGAAGTAAGTCCGGGAATCGGAGACGATGAATCAGTTGGTGATGATATAGATTTTTCTAAACCCTTACAAGATATGGCATTAACATTAAAAACAATAACAACATCAGGACCAGGCACCCAATCATTTACAGCAGGTACAAAAGGCTCAAGAGTCTATGTGCTACAGCTCGCAGGGGGTCTGAATCAAGCCACAGCTTCGATATCTGATGGATCAGGTTCTTTTACGCTAGCAGCTAGCAGCGGAGATACTGGTTTTAAAAACTTTATAAACCTAACTGATATGCCCGGTATCCCTGTGGAAAAAGTAACGGAACAACCATTCTACCCTGTGGGAGCTGGAACGACTTTTACGTTAACTCTTAGCTTCAGTGGTGCTCAAGCATTGGTAACCTATGTTGATCTTGAATAAAGATGGGTTTAAAAATAAATCGTCTTTCTAAGTTTGGAGGAACCCTCGCAGACGGTTCTGGTGATCCATTAATCACAAGAGATGCTACTACAAATGAAGTAGGTAGCGTAGCTAATAATATTGGGACACTAGCTACTGGAAAAATATTTATTGGAGATGGATCAAATTTACCTGCTGCACAGACTGTGTCAGGAGATTTTACTATCTCTCAATCAGGCGTAGGGGCAATATCCGCAGGTGTAATAGTTGATGCCGATGTGAACGCTTCTGCTGCAATAGCACTAACCAAACTTGCAGCTACTACTGCTTCGAGAGCTATTGTATCCGATTCAAATGGATTTTTAGTTGTATCACCCGTAACCTCAACAGAACTCGGTTACGTAAGTGGGGTAACCTCAGCAATACAAACTCAGATTGATTCAAAGCAAGCAACGATTACTGGTGCTGCTTCTACTGTAGTTTCTTCTAATCTAAGTGCAAACATTGTAGCCGTAACTAATGGCTCAGGTAAACTTGCGTCATCATCAGTAGGAACTACTCAACTTGGATATATATCAACATTAACTTCTGATGCTCAAACTCAACTAAACGCCAGGCTATCAACAAGTTTGGGGCCTGTAGCGGATGGTGATATTATTTATTACAATGGGAGTGCATGGACTAATTTACCCAGAGGTACGAGTGGACAAGCGTTATACTCTACCGGTTCCAGTATTCAATGGAGTACTCCTACAATCAATGGTGTACCTATTGGAGGTACAACAGGGCAATATCTCGCTAAACTAAGCGGAACTGACTTCGATGTAGATTGGACAACACTAACGCTTGATAAAGTAACTGATGTAACCGCTGATGTAGATGATGTAAACATCCTGACAGGATTAAGTGCAACCGGCTTGACCTCAACAGAGCTAGGCTACGTAAATGGGGTAACATCGTCTATTCAGACCCAATTGGAGAATAAGCTAAACAATTCATTAGCTTATAATGCTATTTTTGTTGGTAACACATCGGGTACTCCAACTCAATTATCTGCTGGAACAAACGGGCAGCACCTTACTATAGTAGGGGGTTCACCTGTTTGGACTACGCCTGTAACACCCGGCGATGTATCAGGACCTGGGTCTTCTACTAATAACGCCATTGCCAGATGGAATGGAACAAGTGGGAATGCAATTCAAAATTCCGGAATCATAATTGATGATTCTAATAATGTTACTGGAGTCGTAGCACTAACAGCAACCACTCTGACTTCCACTGGACTCACAACCGCAGCTAGCTTAAATATATCCAGCACTCTCTCAAATGATGACGCACTTACTCAAATCTTAGTAAGAGACGTAACAGGACTTATTAAATATAGAGCTGCTTCCTCTATTACCGGAGTATCCGATGGCGATTACGGAGATATCACTGTAAGCGGTGGTGGAGCAACCTGGACGGTTGATAATTCAGTTATTACATTCGCTAAGATTCAAAACTCAGCGGCAGGTCTATCTGTATTAGGAAGATCACCTAATACTTCTGGAAACTTTGCTGAAATAGTAGCCGCTTCAGATGGTAATATTATACGCAGATCAGGTACATCAATTGACTTTGGTTCAATAGACTTAGCAAGCTCTGGTGCAGTGGGGAGTTCAATACTTGCGGCAGCTAATGGAGGTACTGGCTTATCCTCATTAGGTACAGGTATAGACACATGGCTAGCTACTCCATCATGGACTAATTTTAATTCTCTTATAACTGGCACGGCTCCGTATTGGGCTACATCTGGCAGCACGACTATCACTGCCCCTACGTTGGTGGGTAATCCTTACTTTCAAGGCGTATCATTATTCGCACCGAGTGGTGCGAGTGTAACAGGATCGCCAAGGGTCGAAATATGGGGTGTAAGCGGTGGAAGTATTCTTCATTTGCATAATGATGCAGGAATACAGTTATCAACAATTGATAATACTGGCGCATCCTCTTTCACAACTTCTGCGTCTACTACAACCGGAACAGCTTTTAGCATTGCGCCTGGGCAATTTAATCCAACATCTGGATCGGCTACATTTAGAGCATTGACAATAACGCCCAGTTATAATACAACTGCTACCTATTCAGGAACTGCAATTGATGTAGATATAAATCCAACAATTACAAGCACTACAGGATTAACACACATTGCATTACGTGGCACTTCTGGTTCTGTTCTTATAGGAAATACAACTTTAGGAGCTGCTACAACACGATTCGAGCAATGGGGTATAGGAACGACAACTGGTATTAACGCTGTTTGGAAAGATAATGGCGGCACTGAAAGATTCAAAATATTGGATAACGGTGTTGTCTCAATAACATCAGCAGGCAACGGGAATTCGTGGGGAGGTAGTTGGACGGCAACAGCTAACAATCAATACCATACTATTTTTAATCCTTCTATAACTGCTAGAGGGACAACTTCGGATAATATTTATGGCTTTGATTTTAGTCCCTCGATTATATACGGAGCTAATAACCAAGTAGGATCCGCAGTCCGCATAAATCCATCTTTTACAGCAGGCGGATTCACAGGAACATTCTCTACTATTTTGTCATTGCAAAGTAGTGGAACAGACCTTTATCGGTTCAGAAACGATGGGACTCTTTTTTTTGGTACATCTACAAATACAAGGATAGCCCCTAGTAACAGTAGCGGTACAGTAACAGCAGGAGGGCCTACCCTAAAAATAGCTGGGGAACTTACATCGGGAACACAAACAGCAGTAATGCTTACTACATCAGCTTCGACAAATAATAATACTACCGGAACTGGTACTGTCGTTAGTTTAGAAGCCCCATCTTTCAGTGCTGCTACAGGTAGCTATAGTATAAACCTTCTTAGACTAACAGGCTCCTTTTCAAATTCATCAGCTACTGGTGGCATAACAGCAGTATTAGCCACCCCAACCCTTACATATGTTTCTGGTAATGCAATAGGTTTCGTTTGGAATCCTACTGTTGGCACAATTGCTGGTAATAATTATGCCTTTATCTCTTCATCTGGACTGCATGGTTTAGGTACTCTTACGCCTACATATCAATTTCATTTAAAAGGAACATCAGCAAATCAAAATCTGTTTGTTGTTCAAGAAGACGGAGGAACGAATCTGATCGAAGCTATTGAATCTGGTGGAGTAAAACAATTAGGATTCTTCAATGCACCCCCTGTAGGTCAACAATCGGTAAACACGATTTTAGTAAACAATGTGACTAGCGGAGGATCGCTTAGTACAATCTCCGACTACAGTGACTTAACAATTTATGCCAACGATGCGGCTGCGATAAGGAATAATTTTTACAGGCTTACGGAAAAGGTTTTGAAATTAGAAACTGCACTTAGGAATTTAGGATTTTCAATAGATTAAAAAACCATAAAGCACAATGAAAACAATCAAATTATTTATTCAAAGTGGCATCGACTAAATAGTATAAAATAAGATAAAAATTAAAAATAGATAATAATATGGCATTCAGAGTATTGACATCAGAAGAAAAACAATCATTACAAAATGATTCAGGTTTTGTAGCACAGGTGCAGTGGGCATTAAGAGACTATGCCTCTTACTGGGCTTTACATGACGGAGCAGGATTAGCAAATGAGGTCGCACGTATTAAGTGGGCAAAAGACAGAATTAACTCAGTAAATTTATTACTTAATGACTTCATATCAACTGATCATCAATTAGGGCTGAAGATGTGTAAACTGGCTAAATCAATGTCGATTGACTTAGGAGCTGCACCAGTAAGTTCAGAGGTTATTGTTGCTGCATTTATAGCGGCTAATAAGTTCGAAGAACTGTCCTCGTTGTTCTTTGATCAACTTGGAGAATCAATCAACATGAGCGCCTCTGGTAACTAATTTACGGTACAATTTTTGACTACAGAATAACTAAAAATAACTAAGAATGTCCGCTAATCAATTCCTCTCTCTTAAATCTTCGGATGCTTTTGCCATAACGAGTAGTGACACACTTGATGTAAAGGATGACCCAAATAATCCAAACGGATACACAATGTGTTATGTACACAATCCAGCAGCAGGGGGTACTGTAAGAGTAATGCCAGCAGCTCAATCAAGCCCTGCGGGATTTACCTTAACAGGGACATCAGGTACAGCTAATATTACAATTAATGGTACAGCATACCTAGTTACATTTTCATCTTCATTAACTACAACAGCAACCAATTTTGTAAGTACACATACAACATCATTATCTGCTCTTAATATTAAAGTCAGAAGCACAAGCACAAAGTTAGTATTCACTGGTGCTGTTAATAGCACTATAGCAATAGCGAACGCCACTGGTGATCTCTCAGGGACAGCCCTTGCTGATACACCTGTTACAATTTATATCGCCCAAGGGGAAGAATCATCAATTGCAGTAAGAAGAGTATATGCAACAACTCCTACGCCACCTGTAGGATTAATAGCCTATGTAGGAAAGGATAACATCTAAATATGACTACTGCTGTAGCGATAGAAAGGTGTAAGACGCTTGCTGATAAGTGGGGATCACCATCAATAGAGGATGATGAATGGATTGGCCACCTCAATATGGCTCAGGAAGAGGTATTAAACAAACTCATACCTGATAGCTTAGGCGGAGTAGTGAATGTAGAGATGGATTCAAATACTATCGAGAATATAAAACCCCTAATCTATACCCTTACCATAGCCCCATCTGCTAGTATACTTACAAACTCAGCATTAACTACTGCACTGATAACAGCTAGTGGTGACAGTGGGTGCTCGGTATTTAGAATACTAGCCTTGGCTCAAGGTGATATTCTAATCAAATTTGTAAAACACAATAATCTCTTTGCCTATAAAAACAATGTGTTTAAAGCACCGGAGACTGATTATCCGTTATTCACCATAACAGCAGGTGGTTATAGATTGTACCCAACTGTGACACTGCCAGTGTCTGTTACAGTGATTAAAACTCCTAAAGTAATGACAGATGGTAACAGCCCTGATTGGGATGATTACGTCATGAATCAGGTAATCTTCGGTGCAGTGAAGCTTGCTGGAGTGGGAATAAGAGATGAAGAATTAATTGTCAATTTAAGAAATACGGGAGTCCAATCCGCACAATGAGTGAGATATTCAGAAGACTATTGGGGCTGTTCAGAACATTTGGAATAGTTAAACAAGTACACTCTGTTATGTTTATTGGGAATATACCGTCAACTAACGATATATATCAATCAAGGCACTGGACTGTAAGACATAAACTAGAGGAGAAGTTTACAAAAGAATTTAGGAATCTCTTCAAAAAACTAAAGATACCTAAAGTTGATCAATTTGGGTTGATTGTATTTTATAACCACGCTTTAGATGTTGATAACGTCTCGTTCGTAGAGAAAATATTTGTTGATAGTTTTAGAAGAGAAGTGAAAGTATTTATACCTAAATATCCTGGAACTAAGAAACCTATCAAAGATCCGAAGACGAAAAAACCTATACGCTTTGAAGATGTAATTTATGAAGGCCATGTAGCTAATGATACTCAAAATTATTTCAAATTTCTAAGTATATGTCCAGATAAAACTTTACCGGAAAACTCAGTAGAGTTTAATGTCTGTGTACTCTAAAAAATATTATGACAGTAGAGCAATTTGTTTCAGATATTGAATTGCAGGCATATCAGGGGGCAATCTCCGATGACGCTGAATTAGATAAACGTCAGATTAAGTTCTGGGGTTCATATTTTCTCAACATGCTCGTAGCAACGGAGTGTAATTCTAAAATTGCGCGAGATGAACAAATTCCTGTTATCTATAAAAAAAGAGCTACCTGTAAAGTACCTGAACAAGAGGACGTAGACTGCACTGATGATTGTAATGATAGGGTTTTTGTAACTCTCCCCGAAGATGTACTTACACTAAATAAAGATGCGGGTATCATCAGAGTCTCTACAGATGAAGGGGACATGGTAACTAAGATGAGTGTTGAGACCATCGACATGATTCGTTATATGCCTTATGCAAGCCCTTCACTTGAAAACTTAGTTTATTATAGACAAGGACAACTTCTGTTTGTAGAAGGTTTCAAGCCTGTAGACTTACCCTTCACTGAGCTTAATATTGACTATGTACCTAAACAGAACTTATTGGAGCTAGAGGATTCTGATGAATTTCTAGTTTCTGATTTGGTGGCTCCTCAGCTCATAGCCATGACAGTTGATCAAGCTAAACGAGAACTATATGGAACTCAACAAGATCAAGAGAATGATGGGCAGGATAATAAAAAATTACAGTACCATACTGCAATAAAATCTGGAGAACAACAACTTACTGAATGAACTACTTACCCTTAAATGCAGTCATCGCAGAAGCGATCTCTATCACCCCGGATACGGATGCTGCTGATTGGTCTATTGCTCGTCAGTGGGCAATGACCGCATTGGAGCAACTAGGGACGAGTGAGGACGAAATCCAGGCATGCACTATTACAGCAAAAAATCTCATTTTAAAAAAACCAAAAGATATGAGGCATTATATAGAGATGGCTTTATATGATGCTAATGGAGTTTATGTACCACATACATTCAGAGCGGGTAAGAAAAGAATTTATCCAGATACAAGAATATCTCCAGCAACAACAATCAGTCCTTCTGATCCCCCCTATACAGTATCAGTTGACGTAAGTGAAGATCAGACTGCTTTCTATCTAGGTACGAATGGAGCTGATGTAGCCTATGCTGCTGTAAGATACTACGCTTATCCACTAGACAATAACGGATATCCAATGATTCGTCAAGATGAGAAGTTCGCAATTATGTGTTACATAAGGTGGGCTAAGAGTGCTAAGAAAAACGAGAACCAATCTGAGATTGCAAATAACTGGACACAATGGGCATGGCAAAATGATAGAGTAGTAGCTAGAAAAAAGGCAATGTCGCTGAGCAACGATAAAGCCAAAACAATATCTCGTAGTTGGGTAAGATTACTTCCAAATTTTAATTACAGTAAGTTTTGATTAGAAGGACAATCAATAATTTTCTTAGAGGCAGAAACGTCGATGATTCAAAAGCAATCATTAGTCAGGATCAATACCTGGAGGCTCATAATCTTGAGTTAATAGGTGATGGTACATTTAATTCCCTTCGAAATATTCAGGGAACAACACTCCTAAAGAATATCATTAATAATTCCACTGTAAAGGAGATAGGATCTATTCCTGTTAAATTCTTGATCGGAGGGGTATCTAAAAGATGTAATCTCTATTTTACAATCACTTCAACTCTGTTCAAAATATGGTGTTATGATATTGATAGCAACGCTCTGTATGAATTGTATGAGGAAGGTGTTGAAACTCAGGATAGACTTATTGACGCAGTTAATTATCCAGAAGGTGGAGTTGATTATGTATACTTTACAGATTTTTATAAAGGATTAAGGTTCATAAAATGTGAGTTACCTTCTCCTTACACTGCAAATTATCTTACTTCGTTTGACATTTCCCTTCAACGTAAAGGGGCAGTAGGCTCGATAGCATTATCATCTATTGCTTCAGGAGGTTCATTACTTTCTGGGACATATCAATTTACCTATCGCATGGCGGACCCTACAAACAAGAGGTTCACTAAATGGTCAAGCTTAACTAATCCTATTCATGTATATGATGCAGCTAATTCAGGATCTATTATACATGCTGGAATAGGATTGTTGACATCTCGTAAGATTACTCTTTCTATTACACCATCAACTGCTGAGACTGATAATTTTGATTATCTTCAACTAGCAGTGATTGATAATGTAGGAGCTAGTGCAGCAGGGTATACGGCTGACAATATCTTTGTACCTACAGCGTCTCTGCTGGAGATTACAGCAATACCTTCAACATCACTTACGTTCGATTACAAAGCTAATACTCGAATAGGGACAATTCCTTTATCAGATATTGTTGTTGATCTGGCTCAGATTGAAACTGTTAAATCCTTAAAAATTAAGGAGAACAGGTTGATGGGGGGTAATGTAAAGTACACTCCATTAGAATTTGATAACGGAACTCCTTCAATTACGAGTGGATCAATTGCAACAAGGGTTGATTCTAATCAAGACGCTTATTCCTCTGCTGAATTTTCCTCCAAATATCTAGGATACTTTAGAGATGAGGTATACCGATTTGGTGTGGTATACGAGGATGAGGATGGAAATAAATCTCCAGCAGTTGCTCTCAATCTGTCCGCGATAACAGGTAATCAAATTACTTCAGGAACTGACATGAAGTTCCCTGGTCGTCATGTATCTAATACTTACTCATTGTTTAATACGTCTGGTTATATTAAAGGACTAGGCTTGAATCTTAACGGAATCGTCAATCATCCATCATGGGCTAAGAAGATTCACATAGTAAGATTACAAAGAAGGAAAAACATTCTTTTCCAATCTCCTATCATTCCGATGGTAGATATTTATGGGATAGGTGCGCTTGGTAATTATCCTACTGTTTATAATAATGGAGCTACTGTGACTGTTGCAGATGCTCAGCCTATGACAGCCGGAAGGATTCTTCATCCTAAGAATTTATTCTGGCCACAGATGAAGGGAATAGTACCGCTTCCTGATAATACAGGATCAGGTACTAATACCAAAAAGAGAGGGGAGGCTTCACTAACTAATCAGAGTTATTCTAATTTTTTAATGATGTGGTCCTCTCCATACACAACAGAACCATATACCTTTATCGGTTCTGAGAAAATGAGTGTTATTGATAAAGCGTTATTACGACTTGATCTCTTTACCGGTAATCCAAGTAAAACTATAGCAGTAATTAGTGGTGATGATATTAATACAAACGTATCTGGTAATTTTTACGCGTTAAATGCCGGAGATTATTTTTTTGATCCAAACTGGGTTGCAAAATCAATACCATCTTTTGAGAAAAATGTACCTATAGTAGACAGTGAGAACTTTGTTAATTTCGGAGAAACAGCTAGTGTGTCAGGCGTATCTGTAATGGATTATGAAGCAATGCAGACAACTGGAGTTAATCTTGGGTATAAACCTAATATTCAAAAATCAACTGTTATTCAGATTGGTGGGTTACGTTTTCCAGATATTACAACCCAAGGAGTAACAACTTCAACTACAACTAATTTTGCAAACGGGATTCTAAATAGTTATAATAACGGGGGTGGGTCCGTAATTGGGTCTTCAGGTATAAAATATGAATCATTTACGTCTGTAAATAACAACTATGTAACTGACACTACTTATCTACCATACGCTAATTTCTCCAACAGAAGTATTGTTAACGCTTGTAATATTGTTAATGTTACATTAGGTCTTGGTGATGACAGATATGGAGATGCTACAAGTTTCCACGAATACATCTCAACGGGAGCAACGTATACTTTTACTCCTTCAGAAGTAGCCACTCTTGAATCAGGAGGTTCTGTTTCTGTTAATATGGAGGTGTGGGGAGGAGATTGTTTCATTGGATCTCAAACTTTCAAGATTGCAGACTCAGCTTACTCCGTGACTAACCAAGTCACTGCCAGTCAAGGAGCTGATCAGCTTATTAGTAAGTGGGGTTTATATTATTTAAACTCATACGGGAGAGCGATGTGCATTCCTGTAGCCTTGGAGAATGTAGGGCAGTACATTACAGTCATTCTGGAGTCTGAATATAATGGTTCAGTAAGAGATTTTGATACCTTAGTTGAACGTTCGCCAGCAGTGAACGGAATGCCTGTAGTGAACAATACTTCTAATGAGGTCATCAGGGCACCTTTGAGCTACAGTTATAACATAAACCTATCCAAGCAGAACTCAGATAAGATATATGTTACCAAACCTCAATATTCATTCGTAGAGAATGAGTTCCCTGCCAGAATGATATGGTCTGATATCAAAATCTACAACTCAGATCAAGCAGGATTTGACATATTCAGATCTGCTGATTTTTATGATCTTGAAGAACAACGATACGGAATAACCAAGCTTGCTCTTGCAGGAGATAATCTATACGCTATCCAGGAAAAAGGGGTGACCTACATTCCTACGGGGGAGCGCCAGATAGAGCAGACCAATGCAGACACACTCGCTGTTAGAAGCGGGGATGTAATAGGTAGACCAGTGGTAGTCGACTCCCAACGAGGCTCTCAGCACATCAGAGGCATCGTGGAGACAGGTAATGTAATCTACTTACCTGACAATATAAATAAGAGCATCTATGCCTTATCTGGAACTGATTTACAACCAATAACTAAAGATAACGAGACCCTTTTCAGAACTCTATTCTCTAATACTCTAAATGAAAGTGAGGTAATAGGCTTCTATGATTTCATTCGAGATGAATATTTACTGATTGCAGGGGGTAGAGTAGAAGTATTTAACCCTAAGATAGGATGGGTAGGAGATTATGAATTTACCCCTTCATCTGGAGTCTTTAATAAAAATCTATTCGTAACTGGAAAAGTAGGATCAACCCTTTCAATCTATTCAATGTACACGGGAAGTGTTAACCAATTATTTGGCGTCACGGTAACTCCGAGGGTTAAGGTCTGTATCAACCCGGAAGGAGAAATTGCTAAGACTTTTGATGTCTTGATGTTACCCGCAACCGAGGCTTTGGATGAGGGAGATATGGTAATTGAGCAGGATACAGCCAGGGGAAATCAAACAATTAGTGGCATTAATTTTGACGTTCCATCTATAGAAAACGTGTTTAAAATGCCGGTTGGCAGAGACTCAAACAAGGCAAGAGCGAGGGGAATGAGGGCTTTACTTACGATTAAGTGGAAAAACATTCAATCCGCACTTTCCAGTCTACATACTAAATACTACCCATCTAAACGAACGCCTTTTTAATGAATCCTTTTTTTGACGGTATAAGTACCAATAATTGGAAAAATCCAACTCCCATAAGAATGCCTCAAGGCGGGCCTAATCCTAATTTGAGAGTGACTCCTCCATCCATGCCTAAAACTTCCCCCAATATATCTTCTTATGCGGATACAGGTCTGGGTGCTTTAGCATTAGGTACAAATATCTATAGTATGAGTCAGCAAGGACTTAATCTTGATACAAACATAAATCCTCAGACTGACATATATGGAAGACCTGTTTATACCGCTGGGGATTTACAAGCTCAGGCTTTTGCAGCTAAACCTCAAGGGGCAACATTTGGAGAAGTTGCATCAAGCACTATTCAAGGTGCTCAAACAGGGGCTGCATTTGGTCCGTTAGGGGCTGCTGTTGGTGCAGCGGTTGGATTAGGCGGCTCTTTGATAGGCGGAAGATCCAGAAAAAGAAGACAAACGCGTGAAAAGAATAATGCGCTTAATCAGGTAAGTACCGCACAAAAACAATACAATGATTCAGATGTATCGTATCATAATCAAATGAATCAAATAGAGGACTATAACCAGCGTATAAATCCTAATCGTAGATTAAGAAACTTATATCAATGAAAGAAGATTTAAAAAGATATCTCCAGATTCTACAAAGACTTCAATCTGGTGGAGGTGATCGTATAAGCAATGAGGATTTTAGATTCTTTGCTGAATTTACTCCTGATCCAAATGACAAAAAGAGATTGTCAGAATTAAATGATCAGATTGTAAAATTATCAAAGGAAGATAAAACTATTCCCCCTAATCTCACTGCCGAGACAGCGCTTCTTGCTGGACAACAAGCTTTGCAAAATCCTTCCTATCGGGAACAAGCTTTGCAGTTAGCTCAAGAAAGTGAGGCTAAAGCTAATTCTGACAAAATTGCTCAAGGTCTGAATGTTTTACTTGGGGCGACGGATATTGCTCAATCAGTTGCTCAGATCAATCAATCTAAACAAGGATTATCAAAATCCCGCAGACCTGGAAGACCTGCTATTCCCCAACGAGATTTATATCTTCAACAAGCACTGCGGGCAGCATCTGAAGGAACTTATGATACTGCATCGGCTTTAGCTCCGGCAGAAGCTCAGATACAAGATCAATATCTGTCAGACTTACAAAACGCTAAGACAGCCTCTACTGGACAAGCAGGGGCTTTTGGTTCTTATGCGCAAGTAGCTGCAAACAGAAGACGCAGAGCGGGTATGGAACTTATACCATTAGCTAACGATATCCGCAGAGAACAAACAGCAAATTATAATAATCTGTTAGGGCAGAGGTTGAATGAAACTCAAAACATATTTGAAAATCAAGCAAGTTTCTACCCACAAGATCTGAATCAGTATCAAAATGAGCAAGCAGCTTATGGTCAAATCGGATCGGTAGGTCGTCAGAATTTGAATAACTCTCTCTATAATCTAGCTGGTAGAATAGCCCCTGTAGCAGGGCAGTATCAAGCTAGAAATAAATACAAGAGATTCTTCGATCAATTAGATAATGTTCATCCAGGTATCTCTGGTAAAATAGAACCTGCTATTAATTATTTAGATAATAAACTAAGTCCTCAAGAAGAGGAAATGTACACGGGATATTAATATGGGATACGGAGACGCATTAGGTTATAACTTTAGAATAGGAAGGGATCAAATCCCGCAGCCTTCACAAATGGCTGAAGAATCTGTTACTTCTGATCCAGAAGTAGGACAATATGATAAAAATGATCTTCTAGCTAATAGGAGTAAATTGACTCAAGATGTTTATGAAAACATGAGTATTCTGAGAAATTATGCGCAGGAGTTAGCAAAAAAGGGAATTGATGTGACCAAGCCTGACTTTACTCAGGAAGGCGGTGGACCTGAACATTTAGCCTACTTAAAACTAGACGCTGCGGTAAAACATGCAACTAATGCGTTAAAGAATGAATATCTAGCAGAACAACAACTTCGTCCTTTAGAGGCAGAGGGGAAAATCAGATTTAATCAGGGGGTAGATCGTTCAGGAAATTATATGCAGAATCCTGAGAACTATTATTCAACTGCTCCGCTAGAAAATGTAAAAGAGGCGAACATCAGGGGAAGAGAAAATTCTTATACACCGCAAGATCAAGCTAGAATAAACGCTGTAATCGCGAGAGAAGCGGAACAAATTGATGAGCAGGTAAGACAAGGCTATCTCTCAAAAGAGGCTGGTAATCTTCAAAAAAGCTATCTGGTAAACAACGCCTATACAACACCTGCTTCTGCATTTAGTGATTCAGGTAGAGGTAGTGGTAAAAATGATTTTCAAATAGGGTTGCTTCGGAAGTATACCAACCTTTCTCAGGGCGTCTGGAATCCAGGAACATATACTAAAAAAGTAATTGATGGTAAGGTTTACTTAATAAATGAAGATGGACGTGGGGATTCCGTCGGAAAATATCAAGCAGGGGTTGATAGTAATGGAAACCCAGTTATTAAGGATAAGATTGTAAAATGGTGGAGACTTGACCCAGCAACGAATCAAGTAGAAATTGAATTCACTGATAACAAGATTCCTTCAGAGATTGTATCTAATAAATCTGGTGATGCAGTTACAAGGGATTTTGTCTCTAGTAACCCTAAATATGGTTCTGTAGATAAATTCATGGAGACCGCTCGTAATCAGGGGTTGTTAGATTCAACAGGTTCTTTAATCAACAGCACTCTTATGCCGTTGAATGCAGATCAAATTAAAAATCAAGTATCACAACTGGGTAAAGAATCATCTGAAAAAGTTGAAGGAGTTAGAACTGCACACGTAGATCAACTAAAAGGAGTTAAAGATCCATTCCTATTCTTTAGGAATAATTCAACAAATTTTAAAACACCAGATGGAGATTTAATAGTAGGCAAGCACAGAGGCAAAGATTTGTATTACATAGATAACTGGAAAGATTTTTACAAAAATGCAGATGAATCAGAGTTCACGAAGTTATCCAGTGATAAGGTAGTTCAAATACTCACTGAACTAGGCGCGTATGAGGATGTAATGTCTCAAAAAGCTAGTGAAGTCAAAAAAATAAATCTAGGTGGTAAGAAAGCCTACTAATGGACGAAAAATTAAAATCTCTTTATGACAATCTTAGGAGGGATGGCTACGAATTGCCAGATTTCGATACTTTCTCCACTGATATGTCAGATACGGTTAAAGCTCAACGACTTTATAAGACCATAACAACTGACGGGTACGAAGTACCTGATAATTTTGATACATTTTATTCAGATATTAATCCCCCTAATACTGGGGGATTTCAAGATTATGTTGGTGCAGTAGCCGGTGGTTTTAACAGAGGGGTTTCTAAAATACTCACCGCTCCTTTAAAATTAATTGATGCAGCAGGGGGATATTTGCAATCTGCTATAACAGGCGAAGAAGTTATTCCTAACTCTGGATTAGCAGGAAAATTTGGCCAGTTCATTGAAGATAAAACGAACGAACTCAATCCCAGGTACGAAAATGTTAATCAACTTACTCAAGATGTATCAGAAGGCGTTGGACAGGCAGTAGGGTTAATAGGTACGTTAGGAATCGGAGGTGGGGCTTCAACAGGAGTTCAAACTGCTGAAGCCTTATCTACGGGAGTACTCCCAGCCACAGGGAGAGCGGCATTGGAAGTTGGAAAACGAGTAGCAACACCAGCAGGTGTGATAGGTGGCTCAATGACGGGGGTACCTGAATTCGAAGCTGCAAAGGCGGCGGGACTTTCTGATGAAGAAGCATTTGCGGTTCTGTTGAAAAATTATGCGGTTGGACAAACTGAGATTATCCCTCTTCAAAATATTCTAGGGAGACTTAATAGGGCTACAGGGAACGTATTGATTAATACGTTAAAAAACATGGGGCTAGGTTCCTTAGAGGAAGGGATTCAAGAGGGGATTCAAACCTATCTTACAAACGAAATTGCAAAAGACTCTTTCGACCCCGATCGGGACCCTATGTTACAAGTACTCGAATCAGCAGAGGTTGGAGGAATAGTAGGTTTGTTAATACCCGGTATGGTAACTCTAGCAACAAGAGTGCCCGCTGAAAAGAGAGTTAAGCTTGAACGTAAGATTGGGGAGATTCAGGCTAATGCTGCTATTAAAGAATCTGATAGCGGCGACTCACAATTAAATGCAATTATAGACGAAGCAGCTACACTTGATCCTGTAGATAAGCAAGTCCTTGAGGAAGTAAAAGTAGCCGAATCTCTTCAAGAAGAGCAGAAGGAGGTAGAGAAGCAGGAAAAATTAGCGTTAGATGTAGACGATGTTTCTGTTAAGGATAATGAACAAAGTGAGGCTATAGAGCCTGATGCGGAGAATAAATCTCCAAATACCGCAGAAACTGTGGAGAAAGAGCTTCCCCCTTCCCAATCTCCTGAATACAAAGAAGCTGTTGATAAAGTAACTAAATTACAAGAGCAATTTGCAGCACTTCCGATAGATCAAAATGCTGATCAACTTTTGTTTGATTTACGAGAAGCTAGGCAATCTTTGCAAAGGATAGCAGGTGAGGCAAAAACGAGAAAAACTCCCCTACAAAAAACTATTGAGAATACTACTGGAATAACTAAGCAGGAGCCTATTGTTATTAACAATCCGGCTAAGGCTTTAAAGGAGCAAATTCAAACTCATTATAAATTAATAGAGGAGGGGGTACGTAAAGGACAGAAACTGACGAATGAGACTTTGATTCCTAAAGTTCAGGAAGCAATTAAAAATTTCTCCTTATCTGACAGTCAGGTGAATTCAATATTGAATCGAGTGAGGAAGACTAGCCTATTCACACCGGGGTCTATCAATAAGCTTAATACTTTCATTGACAGAGTGACTTCTGATGCTGATTATGCTGAAAATATATCTCAAGCAAGATCAATCAATAAACAGCTACGTAGACTAAGTAAGTCTGGTAGTAATATCTCTTCTATTAAATCGTTAGCGAAAGCCTTTGCTAAGATAAACCCAGAAGATACTTTTATAAAAGAACATCTTGAAAAGGGTACTCAACTTGTTAATGCTTTAACTTCCCCTACAAAAGATAACTATAGTGCAATCAATCAGGAACAAGTTGAAGCTTACATTGATGACCTTAACAAGAAGATAGAGGAATATCAAAACGATGAACTGGAAAAAGAGACTTCCGATCCTGAGGAACAACTAGGGAGACTTCGCACGATTGCCTCTTTTGCAAAGGAGGATTTAGGTAAAAAAGATTTATCAGATTTTGATGACAGTGAAACAATTAAAGTCTTAAAAGACTTAGATGTTAATCGACTTGATAAGCAGCAACTGATAACTGCAATAAGAGTTATAGATAACATTTCAGTTAATGACGATTTCACAGGTAAGGGGGAAATAGAAGCAATTGCCAGATCTCAGAGCATTCTCGATAAGCTTAAAGCGAAGACGAAAGATAAAACCTTATCTGAGATTAAGACCTTTGGTAAGGTAAATGCTAACATTCCTCAATTATTTAGAAGAATCTACGAAGATTCTAAGCTTGCATCTATTATTCGGGGAGAACTTGGTGTTCAGGAATTGTTTGCTGCGGGCTCACGTGTTGAATTAAAAGAGAATCAGCGTATTGCTGAATTCAAAAAAATAGCAAAGGAATTCCGTAAGGAAACAGGTTCTAGTATTCGTGATTACAATAACGAAGCGTTATTAGGAGCTTTTAGTGCTATTGTTCGCAAGCCTAAGGGAGGAGAAGTTGACCTTGATAAAATAAAACGTAACATAGAGAGAACAGCTAGAGAGTATCTGAGGAGTGAACAACTCGAAGCAGCAGAAGCCTGGCAAAAAGCATACAATACTTTTCAAGGTATTAATTCCGTAGAAGAGGCGTTCGAGGTAATACCTAAGCCCCTTCTTAAAGTTTGGGAATTCTTTAAAACAACGTTTGAGACTGATACAAACGAGCAACTACGTAAAGTAACTGAAGAACAGTACGACTCTAAATATGTAGAGGAAGAAAATTATACCCATTCTGGATTAACTAATCTCAACGATGTAAGCGGGCAACGAGATAAATTAATAGACGGAGAACAACAAGGAAAGGGGAGATTAAAAGCTAAACAGTCAAAAACTTCCCTAGCTGCTACAAGAAATCTACCTGGAGGATGGGCCTATAACATTGATTGGATCGGTTCTCAATTCAAAGCGCTTCATGAGTCATTATACGATATTGAAACTGCTAAGATTAAGATGCAGTTGCAACAAGTACTCTATTCTCCTGAATTTGAAGAGATCGTAGGTGGAGTTAAAAACGCTAAAATACTTCGCGATCAAATATTCACTGGAGAACAAGTACAGCGTGGAACTACTAGAGTAGCTACTAATGAAGCAATTAAGGTTGTAGATAATATATCCAGAACAGCACGATCTGTAGCCTCTGCCAGGGTATTAGGTTCAATTATAGGGCAGATATCAAAGCAGGTTCCTCCTGTATTTATTAAAGCTGGATTCAATCATGCAGGTACAAACTCCTTTACTAATTTCCTACAAGGATTGTCAACCAGGATAACTCCTAATGTAGAAAGATTATTCCAAAATTCTCAGATAGGAGTAAGAGGTGAACGTCTAGGGGGAATAGATAGAGGTAATGCTGAATTTTACCGACTAGCTGCTGGGGGTAAAGAAGGACTTAAATCCATATCGAGGATTGTAGAGAGTACTTTCGACGCACTTGATAATACTACTCGTACGTCATTGGCTGCTTTAACTAAATTTGATACAATAGCTGCGCGTAAAGTTTGGTTAGGATATTATCTTCAAAGCCTCAAAGAGCAAGGGATAGGTAAGGTAAACCTCAATGAGGAATATAATTTCCAGCAAGACCCTATTCGTAAAGCGGCGGTTGCTTTTGCGGAACAACAAATTGCAGAAACACAATTACCCTCTAATCCTGCTGAACTTTCTTCTATTGCCCGAAATGATAGGAATCAAGCACTTAATATCCTGAAGAACATAGTCCTTCCTTTCGCTAATTATTCTTTGAATGCCAAGCAAAGATTAGTTCAAGATGTTACTTCTCTTTACAGAAATCCAATTAAGAAAAATTTCTACACAGTAGCTGGAGATTTGGCTGAAATTACATCATTTGCATTCATTCAAGTGTATATACTTGGGGTGTATAAAGACATTATCAAGCAAAGCATTGAAACATTGCTGGGAATTGAGCCTCCAGAAAAAGATGAAGAAAAGGAAGATTCTAAAAAATCAAAACAATTCTTTACTACGTTTTTTAACGGATTAATGCCCACGTCAATTGGAACTGTCGGTGAGTTAGTAACTGATAGAGTTATAAACTCCATCGCTTATTTGGTAGAGAATCCCGATAAAAACTTTAGTCAATGGAAGAAAGATACTGGAGGATTTGTGTATGAAAACGGAGAATTTGATTGGGGATTATTGTCGCTAGGTTTTGAGGCTTATACAGAAGCAGTATCTAACACATTTGACTTAGCAAAGTCTTTAGCAGGAGAACCCATAGTTGTTAAAAATTTCGTTGGAAATACTAAAGAGATTCAATTAAGCGAAGATCAACAAAGATTATTGACCCTAAAGACGATAATTGAATGGTCATCAGCCGTAGGCTTAAATGAGGCTGATATTTACAATCAAATCAGAAAAATTTATAAGGAACAACTTCGAAAACCTAACGAAAAAAGAACCCCTAGATACCGAGAAAGAATACGTAACTAAATTAGGTAATCCTTCGTTAATTAACCCTGTAACCTAAATTGCAGGGTTTTTGCTTTTAGGGATAGAAAAGGGATTTACTTACTAAGTATGAAAGTAGAGAATATAAAAATACATACTCCAAGAAATTGGGATGAGTTACAAGAAGGCAAAAATAAGAATGATTCTTATCCAGTAGCAGAGGGTAAGCTTGTTCTTGTCAAATGTAGTAGTGTTGAGGCGTTTATGATGTCTTTGATAGATGGCACTGTTCAAAAAGTTCCCTCGGTGACTGCGAGTGAAATAGCAGCAATCAAAAAAGAGGATGAGGAAAGGCAATCAGGACATGAATCTTTATCAAAAGGATACAAACCCCTTACGCCGCAAGAGATAGAGCGCAGAGAACTACATATACAATACGTAAAAGAAAACTATCATCCTCTTACCAGGGAAAAACTTTCGGGCTGGAAAGAAGAAAAGACATGGCTTTCTGATAACGGCTATTTTGAAATAGAAGGTACGCTAATTAAAGCTGAAAGTGAGGAGCAGGCAAAGGAGAAGTATTTAGAAAATATATAAACCTAAAATAACCGTGGAAAACAAGAACAAACCAGCTTACCCATTAACAGATTTACCTCATTCAAAAGATGACAAGCATGGTGATTACGATGGCCTAACGAAACGAGAGTATTTCGCCGCTATGGCAATGCAAGGACTGTGTGCAAATTTAAATGTTTCCTCTGATACGACGTCGGAATACACTGCCCAGCTTTACGCAAATTATGCTGTTAATATAGCTGACGAACTTTTAAAGCAACTAGAATCCTGAACATTAATGGAGGGAAATAAATGCTCGGTAGGTAACCACCTATTAGTTGGAGCTGGGATATGGGAACAGCGCACGAATGCAACTCCTCTTTTATATTGACACCAAAAAATAAATATTATGGCTACACCAAAATCAAGAAATAAACCGGAACCCTCGGAAACCGAAACCTGGGCAAGAGTCATTAATGATTCGCGTTGGTATGATGGATTACCTGAAAACTTATTAAAGTTAATTAATCACTTTAAGTCTTTGAACTTACAGCTTATTAGAGTAGAACCGCCTGAGTCAAAACAACCTGACTTCACTGACTTAAAAAGAGAATATAACATTGAATCTTACGGTGGTATTACAGAATATAAACGCAAAAAATTATGGGAATGGTTTGTATCTAAAATTACCCCTCTACAAAGAGAGAATGAGTATCTTAAAATAGAATTAAGTAATTACGCCTACCAAATAGGCGTAGCGAAAAGAGAAAGAGATAAAGCGGAGCAAGAAAGTATACAATTTAGAGAGGCTTTGAAGAGAGCTTTAAATGATTTTACTAAAGGAACTTGGACGGAAGAAACTTATAAAGTAATTGAATCTCTTCTCTCAAAGAATCACTCACAAGGCAAGGAAGAAGCAATTGTAACACGAGTAACAAAGGAAAAATTATGAAGACAGAAATTGAAATAACTGCTGAAGATTTTAAACTCATAAAAAAATTCTACCCTGAGTTCCAAAGAGCAAAGGGGGTAAAGTCAAATAAGTACATCATTGATTGGAACGGGTTAATGCCAGTAGTGGATAAAATTTCAGACAAAGCAAGTGTCGTTATACGACCAAGACCACTTAAAGAACGTAGTATTTGTACAATTGAAATGTACTTCATTGAAAAACGAAAATTAGCGAAGGAAACTAATATTTCGTACGAAGACATTCCTCCACTAGCTGAATGCAATAGTGAAAGAACAACATTTGAAAACACTTACAAAGCAGTAGTTGAATTTATCAAATGGTATAATGGTCAGAATCTTAAAACAAACAAAATAAATGAAAAAAGCTAAAACATGGATAATAAGTGTATTTGGTTATGGACACTTTATGTTTGAATGACTTTAAATATTAAAAAGCAATGGCATCAATAAGTTTTGAACAAAATATGGCAGTTAATTCTATAGAAGAAATTGCTATTGAACACGTGGAGGAGTTATTTGAATTTTTACAAGGCAATTTGCCTTCAGATATTGAATTGGATAATGGGGAGAAATCTAAGTTGACTTGGAAGCAAGCTAAAACGGTGATTTGGTATCTACAAGAGCGGCTCAGAATCATTCCTGATAATTTTGAAGTTTGTGACGGGTGTGGTGTCGTAAGAGATAGTCATTTCGAAGGCGAATGGATTGAAGATTCAGGGCAATGGAAATGCGATTTTTGTATACAATAAAAAACATTTTTAAAGCATCACATCAGAACAATGAAAACAACAATTAATCACACTTCTTATCCATCTTTTAGGAAGGTCGCTATTTTGACTCCTATGGAACAGAAGTAAAAAATGGACGAGTGGCGGAATTGGTAGACGCATGCAAATGGAACTGTAAGTGTATGACTAAGAAACAACTTCGATAAACAGACCATTACAGGTTCGAATCCTGTCTCGTTCACAATTTTTTCAAAGTAGACTTTAAATGAACACACAAACTCTAAAGATTCAAATCCCCTGGGGATTTGAGATCGACAGCTTTGACAAACAGTCAGGCGAAATCAGATTTAAGGAGAAACCGAAGCCAGCAATGGAGCGCATTAAAACAATTTCCGACCTCCTCGCAGACCACGGATACACCCACGAACGATTCGATAAGTTATGTGCAGATTTATCTGCCGATGAAAAGGCCTATCGATTGCTTAAGCTGTTGGCTGTTTCTCTCAACGAAGGCTGGACACCTAATTGGAGTAATTACAATGAATACAAATACTATCCGTGGTTTGAATTAGACGGTTCGTCCGGTTTCCGGTATGGCGGCTACGATCGCCGGCATTCGGGTTCGGCTGTCGGCTCTCGCCTTTGCTTCAAGTCTCGCGAGCTGGCCGAGTATGCAGGCAAGCAATTCATTGAAGTGTATAAGCAATTCATGTTAATCCACTAGGCAATGAAACTACAGCAATTAAAAATATAAATATAATATTGAAGCTAAAGAGGGGTTCATCCAAACCATTATAAGTGAACTTTAAGAAAAGTTCTTAGGTTAGTAGCTGGTCTGAATTAACAGGCGTATCTCTCTGTAACGGTGATGGAACAGAAATAACAAAACTCTAAAATATAATGTTAATTACTCAAATAGAACCAGAGGATTTATTAAAAGCTTTTCGAGAGATTGTAAAAGAAGAACTCCAAAAGGTTAGCGAATCCAAGAAGGTTAAGACTTATAATCTCAAAGAGGCTTGCCAGGCGCTTAGAATTTGCAGCACTACTCTCTGGAAAATGAGAATAAGGGGAGAGATTATTCCTGTTATGATGGGGTCTAAGCCGGTCTTTACGGAGGAGGAAATAAAGAGGGTAATTGCAAAAAACCTCACCTGACACCTCACCCGACTATTTACTTTGTTGCAAATTAAGCTTAAAACGCAATAAATCGTAGTCCCGTCCGGACCGCTTTTATAGATATTGGTAAACGATTATGTACAAAAACCTTTAAAATTGAGCTAATTTGTAAGATACATCGTTTACCAGTATTTACCAGAATTTAAAAATACCTCACCTGACACCTCACCTACACGAAACAAATATAATTTGGTGATCGTTAGAGTGAGGTATGACATTCTATATAAAATCAAAAGGTAGTGAGCCTAGAATCATTATGGGGGTTCATTACGACCGACAATTCAGCGACGGTAGATTTGTATACTCAACTAAAGAATTTATTGACTCTAAGGACTGGTATAAAGGGTTCCCTAAAAAGAATCAAGCAATTCGTTCCAGGCTAAATCTAATAGCGGCTGAAGTAGATAAGTTTATTACCCTTAATCGAGCAACTTTAACAAAAGGTAGTCTAAAAGCGCATCTCGATTCCCTTGCGCCGAAGGAGGTTGAAATTCAACAAGAAAAAACTCTCCTAGCTGAATGGGATGACTTTATTAAGATTGTAAAAGAGACTAGAGAGCATAGTACCTACTTGACTCATTGCAGAACCAGGGATTTGTTCCGAGAATCTATATCGGATATTAACCCAAAAGACTTCAATCAAAAAGTACTTCAACGATATCATATCTTTCTAAGTAAGAATTTCGAGCCTAATACAGTTGCCAAATACATCAAGAGATTAGTTACTTTCTTAACTGATTTGAATAGTCGGATAAAAGTGTTTGTTCCTGTTGGGCTTAAACAATTTCCAGGACGAAAGATTTCTCTAACTGAAATGCAGCTTAACACGACACTCTCTCACACTTTTGATGTTATTGAAGTGAAACGAAAGGACGGACGGATAAGAAGAATTGATCTTAATGAAGCCAAAATCCTATGGGTACTTCAATGTGCTACAG